GAAATGTCCTAGCACCTGGAAATTCTTCCAACACCTGTTCTCTTGTAAAATCTGTATCTAGTTCTTTGTAGACATAATTATATCCTCTTGTTTCACATACCAATTTGGCACGATCACAAAAAGAACATAATTGTTTGCCCCAAATCTCTATACTCATATTTCACAACCTCCTGCCACACATGCCAATTCTTGTGACCCAATGGTCATGTCTTGACTTTCGTAGGCGGCAAGTTTACCCCAATCAACGTCTGTTGGCATTTTTGCTTTCAGCTCGTTGTATTGTGATTCATCACAATCTTGATATGGTGCTTGTCTATATGTGTGATCTGAGAATGGCAAGAATGATACTCCTGACATCCAATCAAAATTATCATATACCCATGCACCCACTTCCATCCATTCATGTTCTTTAACAGAAATAGTCACAGATGGCTTGTGTTCACACCAATGTTTTTGATATGCTAACCAATGCTCTAATTGTTCAATGGCTGACATATCCATACGAAAGATTGCTTTTTTATCAACCTTCATTGGAAATGAAAATACCGCAGTATGACTAGGATTCATTACATCATCTTCAATTGGAAATCCTGCATCTTTCATATACATTGTGAGTGGATCTTTTTTGTCACCACGTACTGTTCTAATGTAATACGGATTGTGTCTTGCATGAATACCAGAGGCCGCATCTGTAAGTTGTGATACAGTTCCTGATGGCTTTACACAAGTAATCGCGGCTGATACCGGAATACCAATCTTCTTTGCAAGTTTCTCATTTGTTTCAACTGCTTTGTCTTTTAGTTTTGCTAACAGTTCAGGCAAGTTTTTATTTTTTGGACTTGTCAACGGCGAATCCATAATACCAGTTAGAGATACTCCTAGCAGTCTTTCTTCTTCACAGTTCTTTTTCCATGAAGCTGATAGATATTTAAAGTTTACCAGTGTAGATTGTAGTGTTCCTACAATGGTTGCTAGTTCTACTTTTTCTAACAGTGATTCTTCTGTGTCGTTAGCACGAACCACAACCTCAGAAAGATTACAGAATTCTCTATCTCTGAGAATAATTTCTGAACATGGATTTGTTCCAAATGATTGGCCTTCAACTCTTCTTCTACCATTTCTTTCAGCCTGTTTGTTTGCTGATTCTCTGTTGAAGATACCTCTTTCACCTGATTTAGAATCATACAGAGCTTTCCATTCATCCATAAAAATACCAATGTCTGGCTTTTCTGTGTAACATGCAGAATTGTTTGCTAGAGCTCGTTGTCCGTGTTGCTCCCACCATTGTCCTGCTTTTGCGTGTCGCATTCTGTCATCAGACAAATTTGATAGTGAGATCAAAGCAGATCTCCTAACACCGCCAACCACAACGATTTCTGCAATTTTGCACACAATGTCATGACATTCAATTGAATTCAATTTACGACCTGGAGCTCCGCTAAATGTGGCTACTACAAACTTGAACAAACTGTCAAGTGGTTCTGGACCAGATGCTCTACCACCAAATGTTTTAAGTGGTGCACCAGCTGGTCTTACTTTGCTCAAATCCCATGTTGGAATCTGACCTGAATACAGCATAGCAATTAATTCTTTAAGGGCTTTTGCCCAACCAAGTTTGCTGTCTGCAACTTGGATACATGTGTCGCTGTGAAAAAATTCTTCAGCAACAACAGGAAGCTGTGATACTTCTTGTCTCTCGACAGAAAAACCAACACCTGTTCCGTTCATTAATACATAAAGTATTTCGTCAAATGCTTGTACACGATTAACTGCCACGTATGAACAGTTATATCCTGCAATGTTTTCTCTTTTTAATGCCTCACCCGCTGTCATTAAACAACGCATGGATGGCATAATTTTTGTTTCCAAAACTGCTTCTTCTAATTTATTTCTTAGTTTTGGTTCCAATTTATAGTTGTGCATCTCTAAGAGATGTTCTTCAAAAAAGTTAAAGTATCTATCAATCGTCTCACCCCAGGTTTCTCTGCGTCCTTTATCTTCTAGCCATCGTGAATATCTACTTAGGTGGATAAACTCTTGGTATAAGGTGGGAAGATTATTATTAAGTCTAGTAGCCATTTTCTCTCCTCGTTTTGTTATAAATGATTATCCGAGTTATAGACGAGGATGTCTTTGCTTTGCGTGTTAGAATACTTAGTACAGTCATCTCATGATTATATACTTCGATTACTTAAAAATTGAAAAAACTTTTGCCTTTGTGTATAAAAGTTGCCATTCTCAAACGTTCACGATTGTCTAAAATAACATTGGAAATTTTTTGCACAACTTCCTTGTCAGTGTCATTTAAACTATTACTTTTGCCTCTTACTTCTATGTATGACATGTAACTTAATCCTATCAATCTAATTATCCAATCTGTCACATTGTGCCACACATTAGTTAAATCAGGATCGCTTGATAGATACAAAAATTTTGGTACTGGTTGTTGTACCCATGTTTCCACAGCATTTTTTATTTCTTGTGGCGGTTCTTGTATGCAAGATAATCCTAACATTTCAACTTTCATTGTGTGCAAGTCATTCCAATCTATATCAAATGGATTCTTAATATCACAAACATTGTGTGCTTCTGTGACAGGCATAACATAGTGCCAATATAAAGAATCACCTACAACTGGAACATTCCCATCACTGTAGGATTTTAATTTTTGTCTTATTGCTCGACGTTCAACAGAGTTGATTTGTGTCATGCACTTGTTCGCATTGCCATTTGTTCTGCTTCAGCCAATCCAGATCAACTAGATCGTTGTATGCTATATTTAAAACATAATCATCCACAACACATATCATGAAGTGATTATCTTTTGTTTTTCCAATTTGTACGTTACACGCATGACCCAAATAGTGTAGAGTATATGCGTACAACAAGGCTTTATTAAATTCACAGAAATCGTTGCTGTGTATCATTTGCCATAGTGTTAGCCAACTACTTTTTTCATATGGGTCAATGCTCATTGATCCAATTGGTATTTGACTATAAAAATCTAATGTTGCGTTCACACAATGTTTGAGTGATTTACCTTGGTTCGCAATGCGAAAGTTTCTAAACACACTCAACCTTTCATCGGGTGAATCTTGCCAGTTTAAGCGAGTGTTGTTTTCCAAAGTTTTAATTCATAGCTTAGTGTTGCATTTACGGCGTCTGTGTCACTGTATCTTAGTTTGAACTGGTTATTACTAACATCTAGAACACCACTGAAAGCAATAAGAGGATCATTTACTGCTACATAATCATCTTGTAACATGTAATCCTGTACTGCGGCTCTAGTGTCTACCATTATGGTCATTTTGCCGTTGCGAAATTTAGGAGTTGGCGACTTGGCATTTTGTAAACTGTAATCAATGGTTGCACAGTTATAATCATCTGCGTCCCATTCAATGCCTGTGTCTGCGTTGGTTCCACTTGCGGCCAATATAAGATCAGTTTTTGGATTAGCACTTGCTTCATTAACCAATTGAATTTCACTGTTATAGTAAATGCGAATGGTTACGCCAACTGCTGGTGCTGTAGTGAGAGTGAGTGTGGTTCCGCCTATACTAAAATTTGCACTTGATACTTCTGTTTCTGCTCCACCTGATGCTTGTGTGGTTACTCTGTATCTTCCGCTTTGTGTTAAATCTACTGCAACGGTATAACTTGCACCGCCGTTACTGGTTACACTAACTGGATCATTTCCAATGAATAATCGTTTTTGATCTTTGGCATAACCTAACTCACCCGGATCTAATAGAGGTAAGTCGGCAAAGTTGCCTTGTCGATTCAATAATTTTGCTACTTGCGTTGTTGGCATCGCACTCTCCTAACGTATTATTTATCCTTGAATTCCTAGGTATTGCATCAAACGTTCGCTCCAACCTTGGCACCATTCATCAAATGCTTCTCCTTCAACAATGAATTCTTGATACTGTAAATCTCTACTGCACATCATGATTACAATTTTACGAATATCTGTTCCGTAAAGATTATTGTGTGCAAGGGCATAGGCGGCACCTTGCAATTTGTAGTTGTCTATCCATTCTTCTTTTTTGGGTTTGTTGGTTTGCTTGAAGTCCATAATGGCCGGTACACCATTATGAACTCCCACAAGGTCTGTGGTCCCTGCGTATAAGTCTGGGTAGTATAGATGCACTTCGCTTCCCCAGGCTTCGTCTACTTTGCTTAATCCGTCCTGTATAACCACCTCAGCCATTTTCCGTCCTTGGACATGTACAAGATTTGTCTTGTTCGGCAGTTCTTCTCCTTTGGTGTAATGTTCTAGGAAGCCGTGCATGGAGGTACCGACACCCGCGGCTTCTTGTGTTATTTGCTTAGCCTTTTGTTCGCCAACACGTTTACGCCAGGCAATCAAATGTGTTTTGTCTGATGTTGCATCTAATATTGTAGTAACACTAGGCATTCTACTGCCGTCAGGTGCTTCGTACAATCTCTTTTTGCCATCAATCCTGTTTAGGTCTTGATAGTCGTAGACTCTGTTAATTTTCATAAGTTCATTATACGTTGATTGTTGTGTGTTGTCAACCTATTACCAGGTGATAATCCACTTAAAAGTATTGGTTGTTGAGGTATTTGTTTGGCGTTCAATTTGATAACCCAAGCCTTGGAAATACTTGATCACTTGACTCATTTGGTCAGTTTTTGCACGATCTGTTGCTACACCTGACCAAACATTGAAATATGATTTACTGGCTGGATCTGTTGCTGTGTGTGTTTGTGCAGTTAATCCCAACGCAGTATTTGCCGTACCCGCTCCAACTACCACAGTAAATGTTGATGCGGCAGTGGTAGTGTAAGTGATTACAAGATTGTTGCTAGAATTTTTACTTGCAACAACACCTGTTACACCTGCATCATTAATATCGGCAATCACTGCATTAAGACTCAATCCAGTTGTACCTAGTGTAATAACGCTACCAGCAATTATTATAGTTGGTGTACCAGTAATAGTTGGATTGGCTTGACTGCCTGTTATTGTAATAGTAGGAGTGCTTTCTGTCATTGTAGTACCATCACTTATGGTACTGCTATAACTTCCTGCATTAGCATCAGTTATGATCTGTTTCATTAGAGTATTAGTTTCATTGAGAATTGTTAGATCTGCTCTAGCATCTAACTTTGCCTGTGTGGCTGTAATACTGTAACTCATGCCAACTCCTTATCTACTTGCTTCTGTGCCAGTTTTTTCACTTGCTTCTTTACTTTTTCTTCACCATCTCCGATGTTTACATCATTGTCACGATCAGTTACTATATTAATTGTTTCCAATGATGCATCACGTACTATAGGAATACCTTGTAAAAGTTCTAAGAGTTGACCTCTGTTTATTGTGTGGCCAGCTCTTCGCAAGTCTTTTAATAAACTGACAAATTTTACTTCTTCTAAACCTTCGGCACTGATTGCGTCTAACAAACTTATAATGTCTGTTCGAATATCTTCAGTATTTTCTTTTACAATCTGTGCAATATACATGGTACGAATTTACCTGTCCATTCCAATCTTTTGCCTGTGTCTAATCGGTACTGGTGGCGCCATTTTCTTATTTTTAAATCGTTTCTGTAATTCTGGAGACATATCATCCATTGAAACTGGAGAATCAGGTGCTGGTTCTGGAGTACGTACACGTTGTGGAAGTTCATCTGGATCCAGTGGTGGTACCATTGGACCAGTAGCAGGATCTACGCCTGGTAACCTACGTTTAGATTTTTCACTCACTTGTTGCTTGATTGCTTCAAGTTGTGCTTTAGAAATTTTGCCATCTTTGCTGGTTTCTTGTACTGCCTTCAGTGCAGATTTAATTTGGTCGTCCATGGACTCTTTCATTTCTCTGCCGGCTTCTGCATCGTCTCCGGCCATTGCGTCTGCTCCACCAAAGTCGTCAGTTGGTTCCATTTCACCATCGCCATCTGTGTCAATGCCTGCATCTGGCATATCGCCAAATCCACCATCGTCCATGCCCATGTCGTTTGCAGGTGCTTCACCTTGTAGAACTAGTACTGCATTGTCATAGCTTTCTTTGGTTGACTTCATTGTGTCTAATAGACCTTGAAGTGAAGCTGTTGCACTAGATTCAAATGCACTTGCTTGATCCATACCCATTTGCTCTTTCATGGCCTGTACCAATGGCATCATGTCTTGTACTTGCATCTGTGCAATGTCTTCTGCCATTGCCTGAAGTTTGTCGCCTATTTCTTGAGCGGCAAGTACGACTTCTGCTTGGTCAACCATTTCAGATCCTACTGCTTCAGCAACAGGTTGGTTTTTAATTTGTTCCAAACGCATTTTCGCGGCTTCTCTAATGAAAAGGTAAAGATTGTATTTTGGACTTGAGATGTCGCCTGCTTCTGCTAGTTTGGCATCTGCTTTTTGTCCTAAGGAACGAACTTCGTCTTCTGTCATAGAATCCCATCGTCCAGTCCAATTAAATCTTGACTCGAGTATCTTTTTAACTGAATCAAAATCATAATTTGTGTTCATATCGTTTATGTTCATAGTAACTGATCCTTTATCTTTATAGGCTAACTGTATTTATAAAATATTACTTTTTATTTGCTCCAACTTGACTTGATTTTCTGAATATTTGGCCCAATAAACAGGATTATCTGTTTTGTTGGCTTTTTGTCCATACATTGTGGTTTCGTACAATTTAGACATGTATTGATTGTCCAAGTCAATTGCTTTTTTCACCGTAATTTGATCTTCATTGATAAGAGACTCAACTATGGTTTTTGCTGTTTTTGCCAGTGCAATATCTTCATAAAGTTTTTGCTCACGCCAATACACATTGTAAAAGTGTTTCTTTCTTTCACAAAAGTTTTGCTTGGTGCGTGTAACTTTAAAATCACCGATTTTGATTGTACCATTTTCACGTGAAGTCAGCATACTGGCTATTGTGTCAGTATCCATATTTTCAATGATGGTACGAATGTTTTGTTCTAAATCTGCTATTGCAACCATTAGTAGTTCCTTTTTTTCAAATAATAATATACAGTTTTGTCTTCGGCAATTTCTTTTTCAAATATGCCTCTATTGACCATCTCTTGTGAAATACATGCATCACGTTCTGACAGTTCTGATTTGCACATTTTTCCTTCTGTGCATTTTTTTATTATCTTGTGTTCTAAGTTGGAAACTGGTTGCGGAATACCTGATGCTGGAGTGTACATTCTCATCTTACACCAGCCATCTTCTTTAGGTTTTCTATATCTCTACGGTTAGCATCTGCCTTGGCACTATTTGCATTTGCTACCTGTGTGTTCTGTTGCGTGGTCATGGTGTTTTGTGCTTGTTGATTAGGAACGTTTAATCTAGCACCTTGACCTGTTGGTTGTATATTTCTCTGCGATTGTACTGCTGGATTTTTCTGTGTAGACGTTTGTCTTTTCATCTTATTCTGTGGTGTTGTTGATGGAGTAGGTGCTGATGGATTCACACCATAGCCCTCTTCAATGCCAATTTTGTCAAGCAATATGTTTCTAATCACTCTTTGGTCATTGTTCTCAACAGCATCACTCAATTTAATAGCATCTGCAATGGAAAATTGTTTTGCAAGTTTGGCCGCTTCTTTGGCACTAATCTCGTGATTATGCACTTTTTCAATATAATTTTTTAGTGCCATACTAAAACTATCGCCATAATCATCTAGTTTCATCTTCTCATCGCCTTGTTCATTCTTGCTACTGCTTTTGAGGCAGGATTAAACTTCTTAGTAAATCTTGCTTTTCGAGCCATTCTAGCGCCTTTTTGTGCTTTGGTACGCTTTAAAACAAAACGTTTTTTCAAATCAATAGGAGCAGAACATTGTGAAGGACTTGCTACCAGTCTGCCTTTCCTTTTACCAAACGTACAACGATACTTTTTAGTAATGGATTTGCCCTTACGAGCCCATACTAGTTTGCTCTCAATTATGTTGTTGTTTTCTTCTGTTAGCTCAAAAAGTTCCATAATAGTATTTAGTCTATTATGCTATGTTCATTAGAATCACAACGATTGTGCTTAATAAACCTGCTATAACTGTGCCAGCACTACCTATGATTACCTTGGTATTTGTGGCGGCGTGACGTTCTATATTGATTGAATTTTGGTTGATACTCTTCATAAGGGAATTAAGATTCTCTTCCATGCGTTCTATTCTGCTCATCATATTGCCCAATTTCTCTTGCAATACTTCGTAACGAGCGGCACATAAGTCCACATGAGCTTCTAAATTTTCTTTTTCTAGTTGAGACATTGCTTTTCCCTGCTGATAGTATTTATGAATCTATCTGACTTTTCCAATCTTGAAATGAGGCTTCTGCTCGATTAAACGCTACGTCGAAGCGTTCGCCTGCTAATAAATCTTTTCTAAAGTTAATCATGTATGCATATGGATCATCTATTAGATCCAGAGTGGGCCAACTTTTTCTGTTCACACACATTAGAAAATGTCTTATGTGTGGATCAACAATTTTGTCTACTTGTTCTTTGTATCTATATTCTTCAGGTTGACTTTTAGAAAATATAGCTTCAGGTCTTTTGTTTTTCAGCAGATATACTTTTATCCAGTCTGTGATTAATTCTCTCAACCCATTGTGATATAGTCCTAACTCTTTCATAAGTTCCAGTACTTTTACCACATCAAATATATCTCTGTTTTTGATAACAATGTCTGCATTTTTTACAAACTGATCATGATTCAAACGCATCGATGTTTTGATTGATGTAAGACAGTATCTAAACCATGCATCTGAATTTTTAAAAGTTTCATTCCAATGCTCCGGAGATCCATTGAAACAGCGTCTATCAATGTACATAGGAATGTCAAAGTCATTGCCTGGTTCTACTGCAACAATAATTGTTTCAACATCATTTCTAACTTCTTTATCCACTTTATGAAAAAACCATGCACTAGGTCTTGCACTTGCTTTTTTAATTGCATACCATGTGTCTCGATCCAGTTCTGTGCGTGATTGCATGTACCAATGGTGTGCAAGTTTGTGTGATGTTGCCATTACTGCTTCATGACATTGCGAAGTCCAACAGTAATTGATGTATTGATCATCTGCTATTTTGGATACAATGTCTTTGGATCTTGCTTTGTCTTGTTGCCACTCGATTGCTCTGCTGAAGTTTAGCAGACGCATGAGAAAATTTCCACTTAATCCGGCATTTGCCAGCACAATTACATAATCACTCATAAGGATTCTACAATGGTATTACAGTTATGACTGTCTGTGGTTTCAATTATTTCTAAGTTATCGTCGTGTATAGGTATACCTGAAATATCTTGTTGTATTTGCATGATAGGAACCTCCGTATAAAAGTTTAATGTCCATACCGGCATTTTGCCAGTGAACTTGTCTCCAAATAACTTATCTACTTTTTTGACAGAGCTTGTTACAGTAGGTTCAAATACTTGTGATCTAAAACTACATGCTTGAACAAATGTATTATAATTTTGGCTTTGATAGAAACCTTTTGTATTCTTCTTTTGTGTTGCAGTATCGTGGGTGATATCTATTAGTGTTTTTATTTGGTGATTGAATTTTACATCCACAAGGTTCTCATCATTGATGACTGCCTTTTGCTTCTGTGGCAAATTACATTCCTTTTCTCCCAATGGCGTAGGCCGCGGCACCAATGGCGCCTAAAGTAATTGCGTTTTTCTTTACTTTATCCCACACACTTGGTTTTTGAATTTGTGCTTGTGATAATGTTCCGTCAACTGAACCCATTAACTGTACAGATGAATATAATTGACCGTATCTGCCATTGGTATGATACCATTTGTTTACCATTGGCATTAACACTTTTTTGTTTGAATTGGATAAAGATGCGTAGTCTTGTACTCGTCTACGTATGCTTTTTAGTCTAGAATCTCTGATTCCTAAACTACTTTCTAATCTTTGTAGTTGTCCTCTTGCTTGACCAGATGCAAGTCTGCCAGATGCAATACCACCCAAATATTGTTTCAATTCGGGTTCATTGATTTTTGCACCTGCCTGTTTGCTTTGATATATTGCATTGTATAAATCTGTACTGCTCACTCTAGCACGATCAAATGTTCTACTTTTGATTGTTTCGGCCGCATATGCTTGTGCTTGAGCTCGATAGGCTGGTTCATTGTACATCATGTACAGAGTGTTTAAATCCATAAAAGCAAAATCTTTGATCTGCTGACTGTCCATCGAGTCAGTTCTGCTTTTGGTTCTAAACTGTCCTGCTTCTGTAATATCTTTTAAAAATTCGTAAGCCATTTATTTTCCCTTACTCATAGCTAATTCTTGTTCAGCTAGAATTTTACGCATTTCGTCACTTGCGTATGTGGTATACCAGCGTGGAACGAAAGCATGAATAACAACTCTAGTGGCCGCACGTTCTAATCTCCATGCAACTTTGATGGCATGCCAGAAATGTTGCCATCTTGTCATGTTTACTTCATCTAAATGTACTTTGCATTTTTGTGACAACATTATTGAAAATCCTTAGGAGCAAAATTTGCCTTGCTAAAATCTAATCTGTCTACAATCTTTACAGCATTACCCATATGGTCTGCTACCACAACACCTTCGCCTGGTGTAACTTTGTAACTGCCATCTGGTTGTTGTATAAAAGCCTTCATCTGCATTAATTTGTTAAGATGTTTTGTGAGTTCATCTTTGGCTTCCATTATGCCCATGTACAGGTTATAAAGATTGTACAATTTTTCTTTATTTTCTGCAACAAAGTCTTTTGCTCTTTGTAGATCATCCATTTTACGCATGGCGGCTGGACCTTCAGGACCAGTCTTTAGTGTGCTGATTTCTTTGTCTGTGGTGGCAACAATCTGTTCAATGAAACTGTTAAAGAATCTACTTGCATCTGTGAACTTACCTGCTCGTACTGCCCTGTTAACATGAGTTAACAGTTGTTGGCCAAACTTTTTAATTGGTGAATCTGTTAGCAATGCCCAATCTTCATTGCTCATGCTTTTTATTGTTCTACTACTGGCACCTAACATTTGTAGAATTGGTTTTGCTTCAGCCTTGCTAAGTCCTGCTCCTGATACATCTGTTACCACTGCATCATCAAACCATACATCTGGATGTTCGTTCATACCTTCTATGCTGGCACCAAACTGTGCAGTCATGTCTCCAACTGTTTCACCATCATATGCTGTGTGCCACACAATACCAATCTTTGCATTTCTAATTCGATCTGCAAGTTCAGAGTCGGCCGGTACTGCATATGTGATGGTGTTTGGTTTGAATGTTAGATATTCTTCACCTTCAATTTTTTGTGCTTTGAGCGTGTCGGGTGTAAACATTAGATCGCCTTGCAACACACCTTCAATTCCTAATTTAGGAAAATGTTCTAGAGCTGTTTTTAATTTGTTACGCAAACTGCTGGCATCTTTATCTTCTTTGTCTGGATGAAAGCGTTCAATGTCTGATGGTTTTTTGTTTAGTTTTGGATCACGTTTACTGAACACACCTTTTGTGCCTACAAAAAATTGTCCATCTTGAGGATCTGTGCCTGCAATAATTGCCGGAGCACCATCCCACTTAACACTAACCACTGCTGGTCCACCACCACTTGCACCACCACTCATTGCATTTGCAAGTCCGCTGATAAGTCGTATAGCAGTTTCGGCTCCCTGCTTCTGCTGTGAAAACACAAGTTCTTCGGCGTGCATCAGATGTGTATTTTTACCACCTGTTGCTTCTCTTAGATTGTGCAGAGCTTTTTGCACCAAGCGATCAGCTCGTGGTCCACGCTTTTTTCTCTTTTTCCAGCCGGATAAAATCTCTTTAACTCGCATTTTTCTTAAGTTTCCTTACACCACGTTCAAATATACCCATGTCTTTGTTTTTAAGACTGAGCATGAATCTTTTACGGAGATCTGCCTGTGTTGATTCTTCAAAATTCGTTTCTATGTATTCTAAAAGTTGAATTGCACTACCTAGTACATTTTCACTTCTATAACTTAGTATCTGCTCTTTGCTACTTTTAGGAGCAATACTGTTTATTTCTTCTAGAATACTGCGAGTTTTCTTTTTCATATCAGTCTCCAATATAGTAGTATTTAGCTACTCTGCCTTTTTGAGTATACTTCGGAGCCTATCACTGCTGTTAACAGCATTATCCTGTGTTTCTGGCTGTGGAGAATTAGTTCCTAGTGTGCTTTTCTTCTTTAACTGATCATATATGTTGTTAAAACTGGTATCTTCTGCTTCTTGCTCATCTAAATCTGTGATACGCATACTGTCAATGTTAAAATCCAAATCAATTTTTTGTCCAACACCATTACTGCTTCTTGTTTTCATAAACTGTATCTGTATTCTACCACGTTCACGCATGGCTTTACTGCTGAATATACCAATCACATTGTCTGCTGTTTGTATTTTACTCAAGCCACCTGCAATATGCGAATGATCAAACTCAATTTCTTCTACTGCTGATCTGTTTAACTGCGAAGCAGTTGCAAACAAATAGTTTCCTTCAACTGCAAAGTTTCTAAGTTCTTCTGATACAAACTTATCTTTAATAAACAGATCACTGGGTGGTACTTTCTTTTGTGCTGGCATCATCAAATCCAAATAGTCTACCAATATTGCTTGAATTTTTTTGCCGTTTTGAACTTCAAACTCTTTTATAAAACTACGCAAGTCATTTACTGTGATACCGTTGGGTAATTGCACAATCTGTAAACCTGCATTGTGTTTTGCGGCCATTTTTACTTTTAGTTCTACATTGTCTGTGTCTTTTAAAACCTGTCTTGTTGTTAATCCTGTCAGCATTGCATCAAGTCGCATACTGCATAATTCTTCACTGAGTTCTAAACTCACATATAGTGTGTTATAGCCCATGGCTGTCCAATTGAGTGCTAAGTTCTGTAAGAAAATACTTTTACCTGCACCTGATCCGCCTGCAAAAATGTTTAGTTCGCCATTGTTGAATCCACCATACAGTTTTTCATCAATGCTTTTCCAACCTGTGCTGGTTCCACCTTTGGCATCTTTGATTGCTTGTAGTCTGCTTTTTGGATCTGCCCAATAGTCTGTGCCTAAGTTTTTGTTTAAACTTATTGCTACTGCTTCTTTTACCAAATGCTCTACTGCACCATACTCTGACTTGTCCAACATGTCTGTGCTGGCCAATATTGCACCTTCTAATCCTTTGTGTCTACAAAATGTTTCAAAATCATCTAAAAACCAATCCTTGTGTGCTGAACCAGTTTCTCCAATGTTTTGCAATTCCATGTTGGTTATTGCTTTAACCTGTTCATGTGTGGGCATTGCTCCATATTCTGAAGCATGTTCCTGTATAAACTCTACCGTACTACGCAACGGTCTATCAAAGTACTCAGGCTTTACAATGTTATTGACACGAACAAATAATTCGTGATCATTCATCATAAACTCCAAATACAATTTTTGTAATTCTTGACTATATTCTTTTACTTCCATGTTCACCTACAATATTGTTTCATCAGCACACGTATCTTTGTTGGGCTTGTGTGTACATTATCTAATATACTTCTAACTGTAAACATTCTACCATATTGTTGCTGAGCATCAACACAGTCTTTACAATCTTCCCAAGGTGGAAAACTTACTCCCCAACCTCTCTCTATAGCACGTTGTACCAATTTTTGTCCTGGCTCGTCCCTGTCTGGACAAACTATGACTTCTTTATTTAGACTATCGATGATGTCGGCTTGACGTCTACTGCAAATATTATTTGCTATTGCAACACCGCCGGTTACCAATGCATCAAATTGTCCTTCTGTTACTATAACATAATGCCTTTCATGTTGTGCATCTAAATTAAACACATAATCTTTTTGTTGTTGTAAAAAGTATTTGGGTGTTTCTTTGTTGGGTACATCACCTATCCAACGAGCAGTATAACCTACAATCACATCTTTGTAATAGAACGGCAATATAATTCTATCTGCAAAGTGTTTGAAATCGCTGTAATACCAGTTTGCCAGTGTGTCCAGCTTTCTGGACGCAAGATATTGTAATGCTTCCTCTATTTTATCGTCGATTGATACTAAGTCTAGTAGACTTTTTGCGTTTGGCGGCAGTTGTACTTCTTTCCAATCTATTTTTACAGTTTCAACCTTTTCTGTTGTGCGTTTGTGTAAGTTTTGTAATTCATCTTCACGCATTAACTCTAGGTTAACTCGTTGTATGTCTGATTCGTCTGCACCAAATGTTTTTAATAAACTGCGAAGTTTGCCAGATATTTGTCTGCCATTGCTCCAGCCAGTTTTAAATCCACAGTTAAAACAGTTGTATTGGAATGTACCTTCGTCAAAAAAGAATCCGCCTCTGCCTCTTGTGTCTGCGTTTTCTCCATTTTGCACACACATTGGACAGTTGCCAGATATCCATCCACTAGGAGTACTTTTCCAACCCAATGGAACAGTCTGTCTAACAAACTCTAAAACAACACTCATATATGTATATTATACTCTAATTGTGATTTTGTCAACGGTGCCGGTGTTGCTGGCATCAGCAACATAGTAAAAACGCACCTTGTATAGATTGTGTACAAAGTTTACAGCTCGTACACCTGATGTTGCTGTGGCGTAATTTTCATAACCAGTTAAACCATTTGTATCTATTAGAAACCAATCTTCTGATCCAGCAGTACCACTGGGTTCTGATTCAACTGATCCTTGTACATAAATTTTGCCTTTAAAATTGGTTGTGTATATTGCTACAGTATGCAATCCATCTGATGAGCCTTTTAGTACACTACCATCTGTTGCACTTGTGTATTGTGGATCAGTAGCACCTGCACCACCTGAAAATGATGCTAGTGTCACATTGTCTACCAATTTAGGTAATGGTCCTTCTCTCAATTCTACTGTCCATTGTCCTTTATGATTCAACTGCGGGCTTAACAAAAACTCTTCGCCTTCATTGTTTACGCTGGTGATTGCAAATTCATACAGAGTTGCATCTAAATTTGCTACATCACCTGGCTGTATTTTAAAAGTAACTCGTGCATCGTCATAACTGTCAACTATTGCATTTTTTGTAACAACTATGGAACGATCTGATCTTTTAATAAGTTTGCCCTTGATGGTCACATTGTTTATATCTGCTGTACGCCTAGATCTATCATTGATAACTAACTGTATATGGTTATCAACTCCTTTATGAAAAACGAAAGGCTGATAGGTTGTAGGAGAATTTACCGTGGTACTACGCTTGTAGTATCGGTTATACTGAGAGTTACTGCTATCTTTATTAAGAGTAGCTTCTCCGGTATTGGTATAAGTAAACGCTGTAGCCATACTATTATTTATCGAACATCATGACAGTTATCTCATCACGCTATAAAATGTTACTTGAAAAATTTCCATTTCTTACCATGGTTCGCTATGGTAATGATGAATTCATTGGAATTGTAGGAAATGCAGACGGTACTGTGTTCAATATGTACTGTTGGGACCTTTTGAAGAACGAACAAGACAAATTAAACTTTCTAAAACTAGGTGAAGAATGGTGGTTTGAATCTAATCATAGTATACCAATCAATATATTGCTTTTGAACAGATGGAAATTTCAACCCATACTAAGAAGTTTGAATAATAAAAATGTTGAAGTAATGTATGGTCCTGTAACAAGTTTTGGAAATCTAATTAAAAAACGTAGCAAACGCAGAAACATACAACTTATTAAAAAGTATTAGCCTTCACATAACAAATTCATATGCACCACAACACTTAATGCATACGCCATTGCATGAGCTTTCTTAAAATAGTAATCTGAATTGGCTGGTTTTACCCAAACCTCCTGCATAATATTTGACCACGATTGGCTTGCCAAATGCCTTTTTGCTGGGCGAATAATTGCCAGTACTGCCGCCAACTGTTCCACTGATGTGGGCTTTAATTGTTGTAGCAGTTTGTGATGACCACTGACATGAAACACTTGATCCACAAAGTCTTTGTGTTCTAACAGTTCCCATAATGGTTCTTTGTCCATTAATTCTTGTAGATGCTGTTCAGACTTAACGTTTTTATAAATGCTTACATTCAAACAATCAATCTTAAAGTAACCCATGTCTTCGGCTGTTTTATAGTCTACTGTGCTGAGTCCTGTGATTGGATCCTGTGGCATTTCATGAAAGTATACACCTGTGTTATGCTTTTTGCCAGGTTCAATACTGGCAGTAACATATGGAAACTGATCCAATGCTTTTTGTCTGTCAGCAAAATCTATATCAATATCTGTGTTTGCAATCATTCTATCCACTCAGTTATTTGTATCATTTTATGCAGTTTCTCTTTGGCATCTGTGATCGTTACTGCTGGTACCCATGCAGTTCCGTGTCCTTCAGTTTCAGATATTCTTTCAATTTCCAATGTAATATCATTGTCAGAATCTTTGACCATTTTTAAAACAGCAGGGCATTTAAACTTTAGCACATGCACCTTGGGTTTGGCTTTCGGAAACTGAATTACATTACTCATACCTGTGCATCTTCACCATTGCCCAGTGGAAAACGCAGTGGTTCTCCTATAACACTATCCCAACGAAAACTACGCCAGGCTTCTTTATCCATATCCCAAACAACCTGTACTTCTTCATTTACTGCTCGTACTTTCTTTTGTGTGAGTGGATCTTTGGATGGAGGTGGCACATATCCAGGAGCAAGTGTACAGCTCATCTTACGTTTAGTGCCATCTTTCTTTTTAAACTCTACTAAAAATTGACTGTCAGTGAGTCTGTCTTTCATCCATTGTTTGGTTGATTCTTCAATCATAATCCTGCTTCCTTCCATATATCTTCTGCCCAACTAACTGAGGCTCTGTCATGTCTTGTTTTGTGTGTCCAATATTCTGGATCTATAAATTCAGCAATTCTGCTTATTTGTTCATCACTTAATCTATCTATAATTGCTTGGGCTGAATCACAAGTGTATATTACCCACGGAGATATTTTACCTGTTTGTACCATGTGTACAAATCTATTGCCTGATACTGCATTAAAATAATCACTCCACATACCACTGTTTGTGTCTGCCCAATCCTGCATGTTTAATATACTTCTTTCTACACCACGTTCAACTGTTTCTGATTTTAAAAAACGTTTGATCCACATTTCTAGTATACGATCTGAATACCAATCCGTCAACTTAACACTTTCTCTTATAAGAAATTCTACATACTTGTCTGCAGGATCTATTTTGTTTTCATCTACATATTTGCCAAACTTTACAAAGTCTCCATAGTATTGTGATTCACAAAATTCTTTGATTGTTTTTTCTCTTGTTGCACCTGTGGCCAGTTTGTAAAATGTTTGAAAAGCACGAAAACCTAGTTGCGTCTGTTTATCTTCGCGATTAAGCCATCTGCGTTTTTTCTCACAGGTGTGTGCCGCCAATGTGCTTTCTTTTCTAAAACTTCTTTTACAGTACTCACAGGTAAACATTATTTCAATAGTGCTTTTATTTCTTTTGGCTCCATACCATGTTCTTCAAATAGTGCTTTCCAATCTTCTTTGTCATTGGTTTTTACAAGCAATTCTATTTCATCATCATTGTAATGTGGATAATGTTCTGCAATCCATTTACCAAGTTTACTGCTCTTGCCTGCACTATGTGGTTTGATCCAGGCATGTTGCCTACGCATTTTACCAGCAGTATGTCCTACAATCTGAAGCAGTCGTATTTGCAGTTCAGGATAATGACGAATTGTGTTATAGTGCCTGTTGCTGAATTCATTTACATATTCTAAATAGTGTTCTTGTAAACCTACATCACTGCTCTGCAAAGCACTCATCCAACGTTGCAATACAAATATACTGAGCTTTTTAAGTTCTTCATCATTAAGACTTGGAAACCATGAAGTATCTCTGGTGTCCAGCACTCTCATTTCATTTTGTATGCTCATGTCTGCCATTAGTGCATTGTACCTTTGTGTTTACCCCATGTGGTTGTTTCTTTAACTGAATCCAATAGCATTTCCCATTCATGTGGCGATAGTGCATCTTGATACATACGTGATGCAGTTGCCATTAATACACCTGCTATTGCCATGGGTGGTGCACCATCTTCTAAAAATTTGGTACACATATCCATTGTCTCAATTGAGATCTTTAAAATGTGTTCATCTTCTTCTTGCATATCATCCATTATATTACACCAATTTGTTTATGTCAAGTACCTCAGGAACCTTGTTTGCATCTTTCACAAAGAAAGCACAACGAGGTTTTTTCTTATCTTCCACTGGTACTGCTAGTATATGTCCATATTTAAGTTTTGGGAAATACCATTTCATGTCTTGGAATACACCTGTAAATTCTATATCCAAATACTCTGCCATATAACCTGCCATAGGATTCATTGAAAATGCAGTAAAGCCTCTATCATTGATGCTTGTGAGTTGCATTACTTCTGGATCGCCCATGTCTGGATCTGCTATCACAATGCTCCAATCCACTGGCATCATTAGACTGTGTCCACCAATTTTGAGTGTGATTGCAGGAGCATTAAAACTTTCTAAAAACACAAGTGGCACAAAAATATAATCTGCTTGTGCTGGATTTGTGTAATCTAAAACACAATAGCGAAAATCATCTATCTGTTCTGGTATATGATCCAGCTCGTATCCTTCATTTTCTATGGTTAGTATTTTCATATGTAATCGACTTTCTGCACTGAAAAAGGGTAATGTGCCTCCCTATAAAACTTCTTACGTTGAGTAAGATGCCTTTTGCTAAACTTACAACTTGATGTTATATCCCAAATTTGTATATGGTCTTTGTCCTTGGCTTTACGTATGCCACGACCTATGCTCTGTATAACTCTTACAAAAGATTTACCAGGCTCAATAAGAACAAGATTAAAAATGCGAGGAATATTGATTCCCACCGCGGCAACTCCATAAGTTGCAATAACAACCATGTTCGTAGATTCGTTAATTTCTGTATATGTGTCTTTTCTGTCTGCACTTTTCATTGCTCCTTTCACAAAGGTTGCATTTGGTAGCAGTTCCTGTAGTTTGTCACCACACTTAATACGATCAACAAGCACCAATGTATTACCATTCTTGCTCATTTCATCTATAAGGCCACTAATATAATTTAGCCTCTTTTGATCAGTTACCAAATATGAAAGCTCACTTTGATAGTTTGGAAATTCGGCTGTATCCTGCATCTGTATAACATCAATGTTACATTCTGCAAGTACGCCTTCTTCTTGTAATTCATGTGCTGACAGTTTGTTAATAACCTGTCCTAGTCCAGCACGTATGCCAAAGAACTCGTGTTGCTCTTTGGGTATTGTGCCTGTTAGTCCCCAACGTAATGGCACATTACTGAATGGACCTGTTAACAGTTTCTTTAATACATCTGCTTTTGCTTGATGCACTTCGTCTACCATAACACAAACAACACCTTGCAAAAACTCATTTAAACTGGTTTCACTTAACCCATCTCTAAAACGTTTTTCCATTGTGTTCAAACTCTGCCATGTGCATATGGTGTGTGTTTTGTTCATTTCTTTTTTGTCACCAAAGTAAACACCAACATCTAATCCCATGTTTTCATAGTCTTCAGCAGTTTGACGAACCAAATCTTTGTTGGGTACTATCACCACAGTACGACCATACTGTTCTACTCGTTCACTGAGTGCGGCCGTAATTAATGTTTTGCCTGCACCTGTGGCTATCTCTTGAACACATTGTGGTGTATCTAAAAACTGATTGATAATATCAACCTGATAGTCACGTAGCACAATGGGTTCGCCTTCTACAGGATGTCCTTTGGGCCAAGTTAGATTTGTATATGTGTTTTCGTCTACGGCTTCTGTGGCAAAGTCCACATGCTGTCTGTGATCATCCAGTTCTATTTCGTAACCATCTGCTTCAAGTATAGGCAGTACTTCGTCTAGTAAATTTATATAGGTGCTACCACCCATACTAAAAAACTGTACAGTACCATCCCAGCGACCCAGTTTGTATGCTGGCACGTGATATGCATAAGGCAAAAAGAACTTGAGCTTGTCCATACACTTTCTTCTAGTGCTGGTTGCTAGTCCTTCTACCTTGCAATTCACTTCATCTTTGAGTACAATTTTACACTTCATGTTTATGATTATAGCCTATTTTTTGGATTTTGTCAACTGCATAAAAGGTGAGGAGAAGCCGTTTGTTGACTTCTCCTCTACGGTCCATTGGAGTGAGAGAGGGCGTAGGTTGGACCGTGACTCTTAGCTGACCTTTCTCTTCATGCATGTAACCTCAACGTACCTTTTCCAGCCCTTGGGTTGATGCTTCATAAGATCAGCAATCTTTGTTACCATTCGCAAACTAACTTCTCTCAAGTTTTCTTTGTTTGCATCCATGTAATTCATTAGTGCAGTTTCCTGCCCCTTTTCGAACTTGTAGCTATTAAGCATACCATCTTTAACCAACTGCTTACACCTTAGGAACTTGTCCCTCATAGTATCAAGTGTAAGATCCAAATAGTGACACCTGGACATAATAGCATCTAGGTGATCTTTAAGTTTACCTCGTGTACCTTCAAACTTCAAGTTTGTAATAAAGATAACTGAACCTTTAAATTCAAACCTATCAGGAATACCTTCACGTCTTAGCAGAGCACTATCTGTGTTCCAGCTCAACATTCTCTTGGCACCACTATCAAGTGCGGCCTTGAGCAAGTTCAATGATGTTTCATCATGTAATACTGTATCACAGTCATCCATAACCAACACAGACCCTTTGTCTGAGTTTTCATAAAGAACTTTGTACAAACCAATGGCACTTGAAGCACCTTTGATAACTTGGAAACGATCTCGCTTACCAGCCATCTTATCAAACATTCTGTTTTCGTTAAGCACCTGCTCAACACCAAATGACTTACCAACACCTGGAGGTCCAGTAACAACCATACCTCGTACAACACCATCAACTGATGCTTGTGTCATGTCATTCAAAATATCAAATCGTTCACGTAAACGTTTGATCACTTGAGCATCTGTCTCGACTTTCTCAGCCTTCTTGACAGTTACTTTTGTATTTTTGGAAATTTTTAATTTAGTAGCCATGTGTCTCACTCCTTGACTTGTTTTTGTTACCTACACTATTATAATACGACAGGGTGCATAAAAGGTCAACCTTTTATTTCCTCTATTTTCATATAATTTAACATTGTTTCTTTACAATTAGTGTATTTGCTAATTTCATGTCCTTTAACACGAGCGGTAATACTAATAGTTTTACCATCCATTACTTTGGTTAAGTCTGGATCTTTGTTCCAGAAAAACTTAACAATATGTTTATCATCATATACTGTGGTTACAATAAAGTTACCAAAGTTTCGTAGATATTTGATATCAATCACATTAAGATCCAATGAAACTCGGCTACTAATTTTACCCACATATTCACTAGTACGTTTGTACTTGGCCATAAGATCTGAAAACTCTTCACGTTTTTGATCTACACCATAACTTTTTGGCAGACTAGCAATAACACTTACGCCAAACCTGTCCACCTTATCATTCATTATGAATGATGCAACTCTTTCTTCAAATCCATTAAGAGTAGAGCTAAGTTTTTTGAAAGTCAAACTCTGCTGAAAATGTTCAATGATTTCTTTTGCACGATCATTGATTGATGTAAAATTATTTTCAATCAGTTCCAAACAGGCTTTCGCATGTTGGTCTTTGGCTTTATTTCCATCTAACATAAAGCCAATAACAGTTTTGTTATCATGATGACGACTTTCAGTTTCATGATCATACCAACCATTACCACTGCTGATAAAACCTTGATAGTCAGTTACTGCAACCGCATATTGCATAACAATCTCTAGATTGTATGTTGGTTTTTGTTTACCCACAAACGTCATTTGCTTCTTGCTCCATCTGTTGTTCAGCTTTTTCAAATTCAGCTCTTTTATCTGAAATCATTTTATGCACGACTTCTAAGACTTGTATTTGATCGCCTTGATCTAGTTTTTCTAACAACAATTCTAAGTTATTGATATCTTGTAATAGCTCTGTCATTTATATATCCCAGCAATCTTTTACTTTTCTAAAACTAATTGAGTCAATGCAACCCATTCTGTCCTTCATACCCAACGGACCTTTTTCCTTCATAAACATTTGCATTACTTTTTCCTTAGAAGCCTTTTTGGTTTGACCTACTGTTCTAAGTGTATAAGTTTTACGTCTTCCTTGAAGTGGTGTAACGTATGTAAATGTTAATTTTGTTTCTATCATAATAGTCTTTCTTTTGTTATACTATTATAGTAAGACATCTTGCTTTAGATGTCAACCTTTTTATTAATCTAAATCGCATACCCACTCATTATTTTCCCATTGGCAAACCAGTGTATCACCGGTCCACCATGGATTTTTTATAATAAGTTGTGGCCACCCAAATACTGAAAGTTCTGTCTTAACAACTTCAACTTCTTTGAAACCATCATCGGTTCCATAACCTTTATTGACAAATTTAACTTTCATTTAAGCAACTGCCTTCCAACCAAAACTAGCACAAACAAACTGTTTGCCTGATGGATCTTCAACTACATCACCAACACTAACAGAGAACATAGGAGCAAGTCGCTCAATGTTTTCTTCTGGACCAATGTTGCCAACTTCAAACACTTTTTCAATGCTGTCAGCAGTTATGTTTGATACATGTGTGTACCAAGCATTGTCAAATGCTTTTTTGGCAAGAGCACCTGGATCATCACTGAATGACATGTCTAATTTTGTCATGTGTTTTTCAACAGAATCATGCCCTTCAGCATTTACTTTGTTGTATTCAGCATCTGTAAGATGTATTTGGAAAAGTTTATATTTGTTCATTACGACCTCTTTTTTTCTAACTATACATATAGTATAAGACATCTTGGTGTAATGGTCAACCTCTTTTTTAAAGAGTTACATCTTCTAGTCCGGCCGCTCTAATTTTTGTGATATTATTAAGTTGAAATTGCTTGGCATCTAGTGCTTTGATTAGACCCATATACTTGTTGCGAACAAGTGCAAATTCATTGACTAGATGTTGTAGATCAATCACATCAGAATCACCATCAGCAAACTTTTCAGCATCTCTACTGCTCAATGATCTGTTGTAATTTTCCATGTATTTGCGAAACTTTTTGCTTCTTAACTTACGTAATTCAATGTTGAGAAACTCCAGAATTGCTTCAACTTCTTGCAGTTGATTGAATCTGTGTTCAACAATACCTGGAATTTCTCTACTGTTACGTTCTAAATTACCCTTAAGACTGCATTCAGGTCTAGCACCATCAAGCTCAGTATTGTACCAATCTATTGCATCGGGTAACTTGCTTAGATCTTTTGTGAGTGTGTTAAACCAACTACTCATCAAATTCTTCGTCGAGCCATTCTTCTTCGTCGTCCTCTGTTTCCTCGAACTCTGCATGAAGATTTAATGCACGATCAAGATAGTTATCTAGTCCATAAAATTCTTCGTACACATTTTCCATATCCAATCCGCTATTCAGTAATGTTTGTACAAAACCTTCCGCGGCATCGTTTCTGTTTTTACGTTCGATATGTTGTTTCAGTGAACTCCAAACTTCAACTAATAGTTCACTCTCGCTCGTCGATAATCTCATCTACTGGTATCTCCTGTAATGGCTCTTCATTTGATTCAGGTTCAGGTAAGTCCTTTGTGCCCCATTCGTCCATTATTAACTGTAATTTATCTTCTGTCCATTGTTTTCTGAAATAACTATGAACTTCTCCAGTTACAGGACTTGTGTAGGCTAATTTATTACCAGTTTTAGTAAGAAGTCCAATGGATTCACATAACTCAACAAAACCACTGTATGGATTCATACCAGTTTCATATGGAATCTTAATTTGCACACTTTCAAAAGGTTTAGCAAATCGAGTTTTCATAACCTTACAGGCGGCTCTGATACCTTGTACTGTGCTTACTTTATTACCATCTAAATCTTCTTTTAATTTAAGTTTTCGCATTGCAACAACAATACTTGATGCATAGATAAAGCCTTGTCCACCTGATATTTTATCATCAGGATCAAACATATCCTGCGAAGCATATGTGTGGTTTGTTGCTACCAATCCAATGTTATAATCACCAAACATGTTTACACAGTTTCTTACAAGTGCAGTAAGTGCCTTGGGTTTTCTACCCATATCACCTTTCATATCACCTTTGGTAAACTGATCAACATCTGTGGGTGTCAACATCATACCCAATGAGTCAATCACAAACAACACTTTTGGTCGCTCTTCAGGATCTTTATCAGCATATTCACTCTTGTAATCTTTGGTAAAATCACTGATAACTTTAGCAACATCATCAATCATTGCTACATTCAGTTTCAATAACTTGTCATCGCTGGTATCAACATTTAATGCTTGTAGCCATTTTTCATCAAGTGCATTTTCTGAATCAATCAAGATACAAAAAATATCTTGCTTTTGTGCTTCTCTAATCAAGTTACCAGAACAAATAAAACTTTTGCCAGCACCCGATTCTCCAGCGAATACTGTTACTTTTCCTAGTGGAACACCTTTATGAAAGTCACCACTGATTAGTTTGTTAAGTGTATAATTACCTGTTGAAATCCATGTGTCAGGATCTCTGAATCCGCTACTGAGTCCAGGTACACTCTTTGTAATACTCTTGCGGAATTTACTTACGTCAAAAGGTTTTGCCATAGTTTTCTCCTCTAATGAAAAGCAAAGGGACTGGTGCCCCTTTGCTATTGTTTATCTCTATTAGTCGCTTTTTCGAGCTCTAATTTTTGCTAGGATATCCTGAGCACTCGGTTTATCACCTGATGCATCAGCAGTTGCTGGTTCAGGAGTTGGAGCAGGAGCAGGTGTTTCAGCTACTGGTTCTGCTGGTGCAGGAGCCGGTGCTGGTGTAGTTTCTGCTACTGGTGTTGGTGCTGGTTGAGGAGCAGGAGTTGCCTTTGGAGCACCTGCAGGTGCTGGCATTCCCATAGGACGATAAAACTGTCCAAACTCTTCTGGATCATAAAGTTGACCATCAACTGATGCTTCAAACATACGTTTGATACCATCAATTTGCTCAGCAGTTGGTCGAGCTGGCATGAAATCATTTAGATTATGCAAACCATGTGCCTCAATGGCATCTAGTTCGTTTTGATCTAAACTACGTTCACGTCTTGACCAATTACTTGTGCTATAGTCAGCATATTGACCCTTTGTAGTTTTGTGAATTTTAAAGTCAGTACCTTCGTTGGCATCTGTTGGTAGAGCCGGAAAGTCCGGATCCATTAATGCCTGTTTGATAATATTAAAGATTTGCGGACCCATAATAAACCTTCGAATTGGGTTCTCTGGTGTTGAATCCTCTTGCAGATCACTGTTAACTACAAAGCCTTGGAAAATATAAGAACGTTTTTTCCAATACTTCCTACCCATATCCTCAAGACTTGGGTCTTTAAACCATGCACGTACTTCTTGTAGTACCGGGCAAGAACCAGCTGGTTCCCACATTTCCATACAAGGTACATTCACTGTAACTCGTTTGCTATCAGCTTGACCTTTAATGCCAGCGAAATCCAAACGAATCATTTGACGTTCACGCCAAAAGAAATCGTTGGTAGTATCACCATCGTTTAAAAATCTAACTGTTGCGGAAGTATTTTCTGCTAAGTTCCAGAAAGGAAATATTGCGTTATCTCCACCTGAGGATCTGGAACCTCCTGTATTTTCTTGTGCTAATAGTTTTGCACGAATTTCTGCCAATGTTGCCATAATGTTTTCTCCTATATGTGCCTAATGTATTGCCAATTTGCTTGACTATATCTTTCAGTATACAGCCAAACAACAAAAGTGTCAAGTAAAAATTAAAACTTTGGTATAAAATTTTCAAATGACTCTTCAAGTGACTCGACTGCCTGATGCTCAATGCTTGGACCTGTTTCTACAGATGCTTCACCTATTGTAGCATTTTTATACAGATAGTCAAGTATATTCTTTACGCCTTTAATAATTTTTGGGTCTTTGATATAACCATGAGCCATATCATCTCCAAGTCGAGTAAGACGATTAAATACTTCATCATCATTACTACGCATTGCTAGATAACCCGCCATAGCATTATTGAATGCAATGGGTCCTTCTCTGCCTTCCCACTTAGCAGGATCTTGAGCGTGTGGGTTAGCTGGATCGTCTTTGCTAACACCGTTAAAACTCAAAGCCGACCTGTTCCTTTGTATGTATCCATACAGATCGATAGCATTCTGTCTTGCTTCATCTTTGTAATTTGCTTCTTTCATTAGACGTGTTACCACACCTAATGCATCATTAAGACCTTCATCGAAATGCTTTGCTGTGAACCTTTCACGCATCTTGTTAACTTTTGCAGGTGATATAGTATCTTTTTTGTTTTGATATTCACAGGAACATGCTTCGTAATATGCCTGTGATTGCAGTTTTTTCATGTGTTCACGTATGTTATTCTTTTGTTCTTTAACTGCTTCTACTACATCATCATTGCCTTCTAGTAATCCGTTTTTGTTTACCCAACGTTCAAACTTATATAAATCTCCAAGTTCTTTGCTTTGTTCAATGATGTGTTGACCAAAGTCATCATATGGAGTTCCGCCTTCTTTAACATGTCGTAGCATTGCTCTAGCACCAGCTAGATGATTATGTGGATATTGAAATCTTTCACCCGCACTATTCTCAAGGTAAATTGCTTGGATGTTTCTGCTTCTACTACCACGTACCTCTTCATCTACTGACTTTTTATGTTTGATAATAATTCTACTATCTTTAAGATCTTGATAACTTGTTTTGGAATACCCATATGGTCTTCCATAACTTTCCATTGTTTGTTGTTGCATAGCTACTGTTCCTTGATAAGCGAAGTCCTTGGGTTCAATCTGTTTGCTGAACTTTTGTAGGCTAAACTCAATCAAATTCTTCTGTGCTATTGATTTGATGCCTGCAAACAGTTTTCTAAATTCTTGTATAGGACGTTCTCCGCCATAGCTTACACGAATTTCTGACTTGGATTCATTGGTATCATAATGAATCATTATTTTGCTATCTTTAAGATAGAAACGTTTTGCTTGAGCTGTGTCTAATGTGCTTTCACCCTCTTGAGTAAACAGCACCACATCTTCGCCAAATGCTTTTACAAAGTCAAATATTTTATCTGCTATAACGTTTTCCATACTAGTATTTATACTTTTTAGATCATTCCTATAGGCATTGGCATTCTTACATCTTCATTTTCTTCACTTGGACCTATGTCATTCAACATGTTGAATGCATTTTCATCAAACTTTACTGCACTCTGTATCATACGTGTACACAGAATGGTTGCCATTACCAAATCATCTGTTTCACCATCTTTGGCCGCATATGAATTACCACGTGCTACAAATGTTTTTATTTCACGTATTAGGTTTTTACTGCGTACTTTCATGTGATCTGTTTCAATCCATTGCTTAAATTTTGCACAAGAACTTAATTTTGTTCTATGTGTTGTTGTAAATCCTTTTCTAAATCTACGCACATTACCTGCCTTTTTAGGTTCGCTTAAAAATGTGCCCGGAAATTTGTCTTCACCAAATTCATTGATGGCTACAAGAGCGGCCTCTCCTAGTGTGTTGTTCTCCACTGACCAATAGATTTCGCCCACACCTTGATCATTGATATAATTTATAATATCAAACATGATGCGAATCTGTTTTTGTATTGGAGTTTTGTTGTGTTGCCATTCTGCTACTTGCTCCAAGCCAGGCAATGAATACACCTGTATCGCGGCATTGTCTCCGCCTGTTCCTAAACTAGGGTCTAACCCAACAATATATGTGTGTCCTTTGTTTGGCGTACTGTACCAACGCACTTGTCCTTGTCTTAGTTTAGGTTCTATACCTTCTAGATCAGGTAATTTTAAACTGTTAATAAGTGTTTCATCCCATGCAATAAATTCACATTCATGTTCACGTCTAAAACGTTCTTCACCTATTTTTGCACGTTCACTGATAGCCCATGCATCATCACGTTCAGGATGTTCGCTCCAATGCACTTGAAAACTTTTGAATCCGTTTTTACCAAGCTCTTGTTCTTCTCCGTATTCATCTAATGTTTTACAAGCATCTTTCCATATACGAGCAAACTGATCATCATCTTGGTTTGGCGTTGAAGTAATAAAACATTTACCACCTGTTGATAGTGTTGGTGATAATGAAGTCCAGAATTCTTGTGCAACCCTAGGAGGCACAAATGCAAACTCGTCCAAGTATACCAGTGTAAGCGACAAACCACGTCCTGTGTTTTCTGTTGTTGCTTGTGCTATAATACGTGAACCATTATCAAACTCCAGTGAGCCTTTGTTGTATGCTGTAACACCAGCCCGTATATGATCAGGGCAGGTTTCATACATATATCTGATACGTTGCATAATTTCCTGAGCACCTGAATATTTGTGAGCCGCAATTAGTATTGTACTGTCTGGTTTAAACATTGCATACCATAACAAATATGCGGCCGCACACGTGGATTTGCCTGTTTGTCTAGGTAACATTGCTATACTGTATCTGTGATTGTGATACACATCTATTAAGCCTACCTGATAATCATACAGATCAAACTTCATGCGACCTTTAGTAGGGTGTTGAATATAGCAATGGTTAAGAGCAAAATACTTTGGATCAGCCATGCATTGTGCTAATTCCATCATTGCATCTTTTGAAAATGTTTGTGATTTGTGAGGGCGTTTGATTAGCCCGGTATCTACTGACATATGTTAGCCTCTAGGATTGAATTGGAATAGAGCTTCCATTGGTTTGCCATACAATAGATAGATAGTGTCACTTGCAAGAGTCATACCATCTAGATCTGCTGGTTGCCTTACTACACCTATTGTATTATAACCAAACATGATACCAGCTAATATCTCCCATCGTCCACCCATATCGCTATTCTTGTACCAATTAAATTGACTTTTAATCCATGCTCTGTTTACTAGATTTGGATCTGCACCTGGTCTATTAAATGCACTTTCAAAGTCTCCACCATTACCATTAAAGAACATCTGTGATAATCCATTGCCAAGTCTTTGTCTATCCGCAGGATTTACATTTGGAATGTTGTTTACTAAATTAACAAATGTTCTGAGATTGATTGCACCATTTACTGACTTTGCTCGTTGTTCGTCTAATGGTCCTTTGAGCCATTCAAAACTGTGCATGTGATTTAATATTGTATCATAAGGAGGTACTTCTCCAGTTTCTCCAAATCGTCCACCACTTATACCTTTGCCACTGGCCGCGGCTTTGATTTCAACAGGAACACCATTTACATCAACATCACCCTTGCCTTGAATAGTGATACTGCCACTGAGTATTGCTAAACCATGTTCACAAGGACCTTTCATCTTGTCTGAAACACCAAATGTTTTTAGATGATCAAACATTGCTTTGTTTATAGGATCATTGTTGCACAATGCATCTAGTGTGTGTATACCAGGTGTGAGTAACAGTTTGTGATTGATTACATTATCTTGTGCTAGGCTGTCTGCAAATTTCATTTTGTCTTGAAAACTAATTTGAGCTTCTGCAATCTTGCCAGCAATTTTCATTGTTTGTATTTCGTTGTATTCGCCCTGTAGTGTTTTAGGCAATACACTAGAAAATCTACCTGTAACGTTGCCAGAATTTAAAACTGTGTATACTTTATCCAGTAATTCTTGATTCTGTTCGTTAGGATCTAAAGCATTGATAGTTTTGATTATCTCTGCTTTGGCCTGTTCAAGGCTTTCGTATTCAAATAATAATTCACTTGCTCTCATACTAGTATTTACCTAGTCAGAAAAAAAGGCGACAATAAATTGCCGCCCAAGTTTCTAATTAAATTCCGGCTAATGATTTAAGCCGTTTTATATCGTCACTAACGGGTGTATTTTTTGCTTCGTCAAATCCTTCGGATCCACCTTCCATGCTAGCCATACCATCTTCTTGCATGCCTTGTTCTGTGAACACTACTGTGAATCCTACCATTTTACTGATTGCTTTTTCAAAGCCACTGTCTGTATAGATCGTCCATGGACCATCATGTTCTACGCTTACTTTTCTGTAACCATCATCTTCGTCATCATCCATGTAACCACCTGGTTCATATGGATTTTCGATTGTAACATTTGATACTTGTACTGATTCTGGATTTTCACCATCTCTGTCCCAGATACTATCACCAGCAAGTTTAATAGTTTTTGATGGTATAGATTGAATAATTTCATCTGCTTCTTCAACTTCGCCTTCTTGTGCTTCCATTGGTACAACTTTGCCTGCTCTATCCAAAACAGAATACAGACCACCAATCAGCTTTTTAAAAGTTGTAAGTTGATCTGTTAAATCACCTACACCAGTTGATGCATCATCTCTATCAAGAACATCTAATTCGTCAACTTCGCTGTTTAGTTGTTCAAGTGCTAGAAAAATATCATTGAGTTTTTCATGCTTCTCTTGATCAGTTGCATCTTCGCCTAGGTATTGTCTGATTTTGTCTTGGATTTCCATTAGATACCTGCCAATTTCTTCAATGCTGAAATATCTGCTGATACTGTTTGATCTGTAGTTGTTTCACCAATGCCTGCAAGTTTTTTAAGATCTGCAATGTCTTGATTTTCTTCAACTGACTCTTTGGCTTTTTTCTTTTTCTTTTTCTTGTCGTCATCGTCGTCGTCATCATCGTCATCATCTGATTTTGGTGTACCATCGGAATGCATATACTTGTCATCAGTATAATCATACTCTCCTGGATAAGGTTTTCTGCCTTCTTCTACTGATTCATCAGCTTTTTCTTTATCTTTATCTTTGGCGGCTTTTTTCATTGACTCTTCTTTGTCACCATCGCCATCAATATCTATATAATCAGGTTTTGCTTTCTTTTCTTCAATTGCCTGCTCAACAACTTCCTCTTGAGCTTGTTCCTCAACTGCTTCATCCTCGCTGAGATATTCCTTAAATTTTGCCATCATGTCTTCTACTTCATGATCTTCAAACACTTTATCTTCACCTTCTACAACCTTTACTGGCATAGGATCTGCATTCATGTACTGTCTAAGACTTTGGTTTACATCTGCTTCTGGGGCCTGTACCTCTTCTGGTTCAGGGTGTTTTGTGTTTGCTGGACTGTTGGCCCACTCAGTTTGTGGCATTCCAGCTAGTTTTCTTAATTCATCTAAGTTCATGCCTTTTCTCCTTCGTAGCCAACACCTTCTGGCATTTGCTCTCTTCTAAGTTTCATCATTTCGTCTACGAATTTTGTTTTGAAATCTTCGCCATAGTATTCTGCATGATCTACTTTTTCTACATCATCTGCACTATAGTCTTCTGATTCTAATTTAACTTTGTATTCTTCATCTTTTTTTGCTTTTTCTTCTGCAAGTTCTCTAGCCATTGCTGGTTCATTGTGTGCTCTTACTTTAATTTTGTTTTCGCCAATGTTCCATATTCTTACTAGTTCTGTCATCAAGCCAAATTGACTTGCTGGTTGGTCACTATCAAAATCAATAGTTGTTACATTAACACCTCTTTCACCTGGAAAATCAATTGGAGCACTTTGTAAAATTCCTCGCTTGGGTGAATTTACACTTTTTACTTCATACTTTTTAAGATGTTCTTCAAGTGCGTCCATCATTTCATCCGAAACTTCTTCAGAGGTTTTGATTCTGTAACTATAACTGGATTTTGATTCTGTCAAATATGCTTTTAAATAATTCATGTTATCGCTCCGTTAAAGTTATTTATCTTTCTTTAAGCTGTCTGCTATAGTTTTGAGGCTTTCAATCATACTGTTTCTATCACTAGTGATCTGTTCACTGTCATGGTGAATCACAGTACCATTGGCGCCGTTGCCATCTCTATCTAACCTTGCTTTTTTAAGCTGTAGGTCTATCATTTTTAGTTTTTTGTTCATTTTTTCTGTTTTGGCTGTAATTGCATTGTTCATCATTTTACTTGCCACATCAAAAATCAAGGCCGCATGCCTATCTTCCACATTGTTGCCTAATGCTACTAGATCATCAAATGTATCCATGGCCTTTTGTGCATAACTGTCCATGTCTGTATCAAGTGAATTAAGTCCTGTTACTTGTGGTAATGCTGAATCTATTTTGTCTGCTGTTGCTATAACCTGTTGTATTTCGTCAGGTGCCATTGTGAGTTCAGTTTTAACTTCTTCTTTTTCTATAGGAGGCAAGTTAAACTCTTCTTCTAATTTCTTGGTCAACGTCTTTTCCTTCTTTTAGGCTTATTACTTTTTGGCTTGTTAAACATTTCGTTTTCTGTTATAACACGAAATCCCATGCCTTGTTGATTTGCCCATTGTCTTGCCATTCGCCATTTTGCTTCATTTACCACGGCATGCATCTTGTCATGTGTGCTACGAGCATTGCCCATAACCTGACTGTTTGGTTTGACTTCCACAATCTCTGCATGTTTTTTGCCATTCTTGTCTGCATATATCATAAAGAAATCCGGCACATATGAAGTTTTCTTGCCAGTAACTGGATTGATGTATGGTATTCTGTGTGCTTCACTGGCCCAGGCAAGTATATTAGGGTGATTGTCACACATACGCATAAAAGCCAATTCCCAACCACTTCTATAACGTGGAGTATGCTTACCTATATACTTAGTAGGGTTCTGTGGTTTAAATGCGCCTTGGATATACTGTGCCATTATCTTTGGCCCGAGCCGCCAATACTTTGATAATAAGATGAAGCACCAACATCAGCCCCGGTATAACTTCCAGGATCTCCATTAGTAAAAGTTTGTGTTGTATTAACGGCAGTACCACCTTGATCATAACTAGGTGATAAATTGGCATTAAAGTTCTGACGATGTGCTATTGGTTGCTTGTTCTCTGCACCTGGAACAAATTCAACTTCAAAATATTCATATTCAAATCCAATACTAAATTCTACGATGCTTGAATCTGCATATGATAATGTATCTCTGCTAACATTAGTAATTACAGGCCTGTACAACATGTATGTGTTTTGTCCATAAGACTGTGGTTCTACAGTATTTGCAAATACCAATGTTCCAGGATCAAATCCTGTGATTGCAGGATCGCCTGTGTTTGCTGGAATTTTTTCTGCAAACTGTCCTGTGTCTGATGTACCAGAAAAGTTATGAATCATGATCATATTGATAGGATCTTTTCTGTTAACAACTTTTAAATTTTCATTCTCTTGAAAACTAGTGTTTCTCATATCAGTGCTTCGTGTAGAACCTGGTTTTCCAAAGTAGTGTTGATCGTATTCTGATAAAAATTGATTGAGAACACCTTCTCTGTCGTCTCTAATAGTCATAGTAACAGGTGAATACTGTTTGTTCAGTATTGATATTACTTTTCTATTGTATGCATTATTTGTCTGTGTTTGATATTGTACGGAAGGCAATGTAACAGTTGATACGTTAAATTGCCTTCCCATCATTTTGTTTTCAGCAAGGTCAGTCAAAAATTCTACAGCATACTGGTACTTTTGCTTTGGGAGTTTGATGCTACCTGTATTAGGTCCATAAACATCGACTGCATAATTTTTGAATCCCATAACATTACCTTACTTAGCCAGTAGCTCTTTGTGTACCTGGTGTACTTGAAGCACCACCTTGTCCTGGTGCTAGTGTATTAGTTGCGCCTGAATCCAGTGAATGTTCACAGTTATCATAACGTATTGTCATTGATATTTGAACTTGTTCACTAGTTGCATATGCTACGTCACCAAATGTAACGTTTGTAAGCATTGCGCCTTCTAGTTTAAATGATTCAATAGGTACAACACTTCCGCCGGAGCCTCCGCTGTTTGTACCATCTAGCATGTCAATTACAGTTTTAAATTTGTAATTAGATGCGGCAGATGGTGTTGCTTGATTCTCATGATCTGTCTGTGCTGATAATTGTGCGTTAACCGCCTGGACAACATCGCCACCTATATCATCACGCACAACGAGTGTGATAGGATCCCATGTGTGTTTTCCAAGCATGTAAATTCTTGAATTGTAAACATCTAGTGTTGTTTCATCATATGTAATTCCTGGTCTGGTTACGCTGACCACATTTTCTGTAATAGCTACAGTATTTCCTGGATTATCTCCGAATCCATTCAATAGTACACGAAAACGAAATTGTAATTTCGGCATCGCGGCTGGTCCGCTTCCTCCATCTACAGGAACTGTAAATTTGTTAAGTGCCATTGCATAACTCCCAATAGTTAAATTCTCTTCTTCTTAATGAAGCTAAATGTATTTATGAAAAAGTCCAAGAAAATTTTTCGGGGTCAAACGAATAGGCCCAAAAGGGCCTATTCTAGTTGTTTTAATTAGGCAAGTTGCCCTGTATTAACAATTCTGATTGGAATATAGATGAATTCTATACTCTTTGCAGGAGCAATAGCAACATCAATGTATAATTCATTTCTGTCTATTCTCGCTGGTGTGTTGTTGGATGTGTCACAAACCACTGCAAAGTCACTCAAGCCTCTTTTTGCTTGAATGTCTGATAGGAAGTTTGTAAACAGTAATCCTGCTCGATCTCTTGTTGTTTCATCATTAGGTTCAAACAAGAAAGGTCTTGCCAACACGTCAAATCTTTCACGCAAATATGCTACCAATCGTGCAACATTAACACGATCCAATGCACTTGTTGTTCCGTGCAATGATTTTTGTCCAAAGATTGTTATTCCAGAATCTGGAAAGTTTGCAATCGGATTTACTTTGGCAGAATATAATGCATCTCTTTGACTGTTTGTCAATGCAGTTGCCTTGAATTCGTTTTCGCCATCTACATGACCTACTCCAGATGCGTTAGAAATAACACCTCTGTTAAGTCCTGCTGGTGCAAACCATTGAAATGATACAGCATCACTTACTGCAATTTGGTAAAGCACAGAGTGTGATGGGTATGTTACGACAGTTGAACCTGCTGTTGGTTCAGTTGCCTTCAGTGGCGGATAGTAAACTGCTGAATATGTGTTTTTGGTTACTAGACCATCTTCACCATTTTCAGTGGTTGCTGTTCCACCAACCCATGTTACCATTTCAGTTGGTGACTTACGTAATGGTGAGTCAATGATTACAAAAGCAGTATTGCCTCTGTTGTTGTTCATTGTTACCATTTCGTCTGCTAGTTCTGGATATCCTGGAGCGGCAATTAGTGAATAACTAAAATTTTCATCTAGGTTATCAGTGTCAGAGGCTGTGGCTTGTAGAGCAGTTGCAATAATTTTACGTTGTGCAAATCTACCAAACGCACCTGAACCGTCTGCATGATTAGAAGCACCATTTCTCCATTTACCTGCTGTTGAATTATATGCTCTCACAGTATTTTTACTTTGAGCCATGTTAATTACAACCATTCCAGTTGGATAAATCGCGGCATCTGGAGCACCAGTAATTTCTGTTGCGTTACCGCCATCTGTTGCATCTGCGGCCGTGTCTGTAATATCAGCAAATAGAACACCATTTGATGTACTTTGATCTGCATTACTATGAAGTACCCATGCACTATTACCAGCATTTCTCTGATAAATTTTTGGATAGTCACGCTCATTTGCTAAGCCATAACCAGCACTTGTTGTGTCAATCCAAATATCTCCTGCACTTGGTCCTGTTGGAGCCGTTGTGCTATAAGTTGGAGCAATAGTTGTATAGTTACTACCATTTACTTTGTAGACATCTAGTCCAGTAAGTGTGTTATCAAACCAGTATTGACCATCTGATGCAGTACCAGTTGGTTCTGCGTTTTGAGCCTTTTTGGTTGTTAAAGTATCAAGTACTTCAACTCCGCCTGCGGCCGATACTCTTTGAATGATGATTAATGCTTTAGTGTTAGCATCTACGTCTAACAAATAGTTGCCTGGTACGGCACTTGAAGATGTCAATGCAGTTGTGCTTGAACCATCTTGTGGAATAAAGTTACCAATTACTGTTTCCTCGCCAGCACCTGCGTTTGTAACACCTTGCACAGTTTGTAATACCCAACTACCTGTACCTGAATGTTCGTAAATTTTTAAATCTATACCATTGCCTGGTGAAGTAGTTTTGATCCAAACATCTCCTGCACCTGGTGATGCTGGAGCAGTATAGTGTGGTGCCCATGAAACAGTTTCACCTGATGAAAGATTACCATCAAAGTCAAGTTCTTCCCATGCATTTGAAATTCCATAGAAATATTCAAGTGATGCATTACCGTCTTGGTCTAGGTGTACTACAACAAGGAAGTTACCATTGGTTACTGAAGTTGTAATTGAATATCCACTGGCTCCTAATGTATGTGCATCAGTGGCGGCATTGTTAACTTCAATGGTTGGAGTCTGTTTTTCCCAAACACTAGAAGTTGCATTCCATTTATTGATACCATATTCACTGGCGTCTGTGTCTAACCACCAACTGTTTGCTGTTGCATATGAGGCAGTTGGTTCTGTTGTTGTAGGGATAAGCTGAGTAGTGTTTACGTTTGCTCTTGAAATATACGCACTACCACCTTGTCCCAAAAAGCTATAAGCGGCCAACAATCCATATTCGCTGGTTTCGTCTCCAACAATAGGTGTTGATCCACTTTTTCTGAAGAAAATATCTCCAAAGTTTTGTGTTAATTCTCTTTGAGATGTTACCAGTAGTGGTGTGTTTGCTTTTGCACTCTTAGTCATTGGTGCGATTGAGTCTGATGCACTACCTGTAGGATCGGTTTTATCCTGTCCTGTGGCTACCATGATAAATGGTATTGTGCCTCCGCCTGGGGCGGCGTAGGCTGACTCGTCTGAAACACTAACTGAAACACCTGGTGATGTTAATGTAGCCATTTAATTTCCCCTTCTCTTAAAGTGATATATGTATTTACCGTACCCTGCTTAAAACCACGGTTTATAGCCATTAAATACGTATATAATGGCTTGACTTCGAGTACAATTTAGTATATAATGAAATAACATAATTGAGAGGATAACCATGGCTATTGACTACAAGTTCAATGAAGAAAATTTAATAAAAGAATTACAAGCATATGTTGATTCAACATATGATCAACACTATAGCAAAAACAAATTTCAGGCCACTGAATTTATCATAGATGCCGGACACGGCGAAGGTTTTTGCATAGGCAATATTATGAAGTATGCTCAACGATACGGAAAAAAAGATGGGTATAATAGGAAAGACTTACAAAAAGTTTTACACTATGCACTAATTGCCTTGAGTGTACACGACTCTAACCAATCGTAACATAACCAATACTGCTTTCACCAGCGGCGAACAATCTAAGATCTTGTTCTAGTTTTTCAATACTGGCTTGTGCATCAGCTCTTAATGTTTCTGAATTAAGACTTGTTCCGCCTTGTGGTCCTGCAATGGTATTGAACTTGCCACGTGCTTCTGCTAACATAAGTTTTGCATGTGCCAACGAATATTCTTTTAACCAAGGACCTGCATAGATATCTGTTAATAAACTTTCATCATCAACATATTTGTATACCCAAAGCACCACAGATGTATTTGCTTTTGGTTTTCTGTGTACAGTAAGTTTACTATTTCTAACATTCCATGTAAACAGATATTCACTGCCAAACAATTTACCTAGTGTTTCTCTGTGTTGTTGCAGAGCATCAAACGTTGCTAGTCCGCCTGCTCTACCACCTGCAAGTAGATATGTGTTTAAATATGCCGCCTCAAATGGTTCAAAGTCGTTGCCTGAACTGGCATTAGTGCCACTTGTTCTTGTGAGAATATCACGCACTTCAACTATTTCAGTGGGTAATGTGTATTCTTGAATATCTTCTTTGAGTTCTAAAAATACGTATGCTTCTTCAACTGAGTTTTCACTGCGTTGTCTGTATTTTTCAAAACTCTTTTTAATAGCCAAGTCATAATGTTCAGGATCGAGTTCAACATCGACCATCTGTCCACCAAGTCGTAGCTCTATTTCTTTTGTTAAATCTTCTTTAAGTGCCATACTACTATTTACCTTGTTTGAAGTAGTCTGCCGTATACTTTAGCAGTTGTTTGATTTGCTTTGCATTTGCTGGAAATGAATTACGCATTCTATCATAACTCGGCAGTTCTTTTCTGTATGCTTCTGGGTTACGAAGCACAGCCTCAGGATTGTCTAAGTCCTTCATTTCATCTGCTAGATCACTGGCGTATGCCATAAGTTCATGTGGATCACGCAGGTAACTACGCATTAGATCTGCTTGTGTGCCACCTTTTTTAACTTGATCCAAGCCTTTCATGTAACCACTTTTGTATTTGGGCAATACTTTTTGATCCATTTTGTCGTATTGATTCCAATGTATGGTTTCGTGTTGCAACATTCTCATCAATATTTTTTTGAAAGTTTTAGGACCATACACTTTATCTAAATTCTTAGCATGTAGATACACAGTCATAAACTTGCCTTCTTTTTCAGTCCAATCTGCGGCCGCACTTATCCATTCATCTGGATCTTTGCGTTCAGAATAGTCTGTAATAAATTCTATTGGAAAGTCTTCAGTTTCAAAATTGAGCAGTTCTTCTAGCTCATTGATATCATCTTTATCATTGTTGGCTTGTAGGAATTCTTGGTAATCTGCCAAAGCATCATCTATAGCAGGCTCAAGGTCTGCTATAAATTCCCAGTCTGGTTCAACTCGTGCTTCAGTTAGTTCCCAAAATCTCATAACTGTATTTATGGGAGTGTTTACTTAAACACCTGAAGTATCACTGTTTCTGCGTTGAATCTACCATTGAGTTTGGTTTCAGTTGTTTTGAGATATTCAAATTGCTTCGGTACCTTGTGTTTTGTGATCTTTTTCCATTGCGACAATACTTCTTTGGGTTTCCTAATAGTTTTTTGCACACTACGTTGTGCATCAAAGAACTGTATTGTTGTACCTTTCACTTTAAGAGTTGCATGTTGCTCTGGCACATAAATGCCAAGTTTTCGTGTTTTACAGTTAAACACCACCAACATTGTTGAATCAATAATTTCTGCTGGTTCTTTACTGGTTACACCAAAATCACTGTCATATACTTTGTACTTCAGTTTTTTAACCTGTTCGGCGGCAGTTTTTTGTTTAGGCTTTCTGACTATTCTGTTGTGTTTATTTTCAGCCAACAGTATATCAAATGCTTGAAACAATCTTTCATAAAACTGTAGAGCATCTTTGCGTTGTGCTTTGTTTAGATGATCATAGCCTTCTTCTAATTGCTTTTGCATTTCATCACGTTTGTTTGGAGAAGGCAAAGAGTCTAGTTCACGATATTCTTCCAATGGACCTGTGTACCATTTACGCATGAATCTAACATGTCCCAAGTTAGTGCCTACACGTTTGAGAGTTTGCAGAATGTTTTTGTCTTTGAGTTTGTTCTTCTGTGGATCAATTAAAAACTCATCAATCCAAGTTTCTATGTCTTCAATTTTTTCTTCTGCGGCCTCTTCTAAACGTTCTTGTATTGTAGGAACATAACCTTTTTTAGTTTTCTTTTCTTCTTCTTTCTTTTCCTCAATCATAGTTGAGCCTGTTTCAATAAGCTCTCCTATACGTTTTTTAATCCATTCAGTCATTGGTGCAAGATCGCCACTGGTACCAGGACATGACTGCCAATACTCTTGTTCTTTTTCATTGTATTCAGGACAACCATCTAGCAGTAACTTACATTGAATGCCCAGCACTATTTGATATTTGCCGGCTTTTCTAACACTTGCTATATCGTCTTTTGTATAGCCATTCTGTTTCATCCATGTAAATGCATGTTCTACATTATCGTTGTATTTGTAATTCATATAGTAGAAATCATGCACAGTTGTTTTCAATCTGTGAAATTGTTGTCCATCCAACTGTTCCCAACCTTCAAAACTAGGTGCTTGTAAGCCTCTAGTTCCGCGTCTAGGTGCTGATGATTTCTTCTTTTTTCTGACTTTAACTCCGCTAGCCATGGTTACACTCCTATGTTTGTTTCTATTATAGTAACATACACTAGTTAGTTTTGTCAATCGGTAAATACAGTATATGGAGATCTATAGATGAAACTTGGTGCTATTGTTTGGGGATTACCCGAAATTAACATTGATACACACAACAAACTAGGTGCTATTTTAAAATCGTACACACAAAACCAGTTAGCAAAGTTGGGTATTGAAAAAGCAGACACATTGTGGATTGGATCGTGTTTTAATACTTCTTTGATTCCAATGGGTGAAAAGTCGTCCAGTCTTGATTTACAAGATGCAGGAGATGGGCTTAATGCAATAGGCAGTAAAGATCCAAGAGATTACCTAGCAATTTTTAAACAAAAAGGTTTCACACATTTGTTAATGGTAAACATGCCTTTTATGGTTGGAAGTGATATGCTACAAGATAAACATGTAAGCGAAGATGCAATGCATAATCTTTTATTGTTAATGGAAGCCAAAGAAAATATACATTTTATAGCACAGCCTAATTTTGATGATGATGAATTTGATGATTGGGATATATCACCAATCATTGTAGATGTAAACTGTGCAAACGCAGAATTCATGTTGTACAATAAACCACTGGCAAATGTAAATGTAGATAATATAAAATCATATGATTTTACCAGTGTAGGTTTGTATGCTGGCAATTTATCTTGGGTAGATGAAATAGGCAGTGAAACTTTCCTTAGAGTATTAGAAGCAGATATACCTGCAGACAAAGACATACAATTTTTAACAGGCAGTGACATGGGTCCAGAAAATCCGCACCATATAGATATTCTAGAATCAATGCTAGAAGAAATAAAGGACAGCAAAGATGCCTAGATTAACGCTTTACAAACCAACAAAGACAAATGATTTCTATTTTATGGATAAAACAATTCGCGAACAATTCGACATTGGCGGAGTGGGTGTAATAGTACACAAGTACATTGGGCCACAAGATGTAGCGGATCAAGACGACAAAACCCAGCCTAAGTATACTGATAGTAGTGCCACGGATGCCAATGGTAACCTTACTAACGTAGAGCCAGATATCAGTGAGCTAGATGTACAGGATATACTGTTTTTAGAAAACAGAGATCGTGTGTATGATCCAGACATATATGAATTACGTGGTGTATACAATGTTGCTGACACAGACTTTGATCTATCACAGTTTGGACTATTCTTAACCAATGATACTCTGTTTATGACATTCCACATGAATGATATGGTTTCAAAATTAGGTCGTAGATTGATGGCAGGTGATGTTGTTGAATTACCACATCTATTAGATGAACTAGCACTTGATCAAAGCAAAGCACCAATACCAAAATTTTATAGTGTAACAGATGCCGCTCGTGGCAGTGAAGGATTTTCACAAACATGGTATCCACACATTTGGAGAGTTAAACTGGCACCATTGAATGATGCACAAGAATACAGTAATCTACTTGGTAGCAACGAAGATGAAAACAGTCTAGCAAGTCTTGTAAGCACATACAATGCAGAAATGGATGTCAACAAAAAGATAGTTGAAGAAGCTGAAGCATCAGGTGGTGGTAATTATGATACCAGTCATCTATATACCACATCAGATAATGCCAATCCTAACACTGATTGGGCTTACGGCGAAAGCCTAGCAAGTGGATTAAGTTTTCCAGCAAACCCAAATCAAGGCGATTATTTCTTACGTACAGATTTTGATCCAAACAGATTGTTTGTAAGACGTGGTGCAAAATGGGTTAGACTTTATGATAACATAAATGAAAACACATGGGATAGAAACACTTTTGGATCAGTTGATGAATTTGTAAATCAACTAGGCAAGGATAGTGTAAACAATGAAGAGTTTGATGTAAGGCAATCATTGAACACAGTAGCAAAAACTAAGAAGACAACGTAATGAACTATTTTTATGACAAACAAATGAGAAGACACTTGATTCAATTCGTACGAATGTTTTCTAACTTTAGTGTACAAATTGGCGAAGGCGATAATGGCGATCCAATATATAGAACGGTGCCAGCAAAATACGGAGATCCAACACGCATGGCGGCGGCAATAATGCGTGAGAATTCAGAAAACAAAATGCTGAGTGTTCCGCAAATCACATGTTATATCACTGGAATGCAACAGGATCCAACACGCAGAATGCATTCCGGGTTTCAGAAAAGTGAAACAATATATGAAAAAGATTTCAATGAAGCAACCGGAGATTACACCACTAATCCTGGTAACACATATCAAATTACAAAACATGCACCTGTGCCTTACATGTTAGATATTAATGTAGATGTTTGGACCAGTAACACAGATCAAAAACTACAGTTATTAGAACAGTTGCTCATACTGTTTGATCCACTCATTGATCTGCATAGCAGTAAAAATCCGTTTGATTGGACAGCTCTAAGTTATAATGAATTAACAAACATACAATTTACAAGCAGACAACAACCTGTTGGAACAGAAGATGTAATTGAAATTGCTACTTTACAATTTAGAAGTTTGGTGTATCTAACACCTCCTGCAAAATTCAACAGAAGCAAACTTATACACACTATTCTAACAAAACTTTACACAATGGACGAAGACCAAGTGGATCTATTTGAACAAAAGAAAAGTTACACTTATGATAGTTTATCATACACAGTAATTACTCCAAGTCAATATTGGATTGAAATCACAGATGCAACCACAGTAAAATTACAAAACCAAAATACAACCACTGTGGACAGCGAAGGTGAAACACTTGATTGGGAAAAAACATTGTCGCCTATAGGAAGAATCAATGATGGGTACAGTCAACTTAGATTGCGTTTAGCAGGTACACCAGACGATGATGACAGTGATGTTATTGGTACTATCGCATATGATCCAGGCAATGTTAACCATTTAACCTTTACTATAGATACTAACACACTACCAGCAACCACACAATCCACAGTAGATAGAATTGTAAATCCTCAAGCAAATTATCCAGGAGATGGAATATTGCCGGCGGCGGCCGCAGGACAACGATATATATTAACTGATAAAACAACCAATGACAATTCATCAGTTTGGGCCAGCGTTGCCGGAAAAGGTGATATCATCGAGTATAATGGATTTGGTTGGGTAGTCAGCTTTGACGCCAGTGCAAACGGTTCAACTGCACAATATGTAACCAATACAGCCGACAATCAGTTGTATTACTTCAATGGCGAAGATTGGGTACATGCTTGGCAATCTAGACATAAACCAGGATTTTGGAGAATCTACATTTGATACAAGCATCTGGTTGTTTGATACTTGCATTAGACACAGGTAGAATTTGTTTACAGCAAAGAAGTCAAAACAACACACATCCTAGAACATGGGCATTTTGGGGAGGCAAAGCTGAACCAGATGAAAGACCCATTGAAACTCTGTTACGTGAATTAGAAGAAGAAATAGGCATGTTGCCTGATGTACAAAAAGTACATCCTTTGCATATTTTTACCAGCAAAAACAAAGAGTTTACCTACAACACATTTGTGGTTGCAGTATACGAAGAATTTGTTCCATTGTTGAACAACGAAAGCGATGGTTATTGTTGGGTTAAAATAGGTAACTGGCCTAGACCATTACATCCAGGTAGCAAGAATATTCTGTATGATAAAACTATGGTCAAAAAAATTGGGACCATCTATAAAAGAAATTCTAATACAAATGGCCCCGATTGGATCTCTAGCTTAAACAGTTAGTTTCTTTTTCATCGACTGTAAAAATTCCTTTTTAAGCCAATCAAAGTCGTTGATCATTGCGAGTTGGTCTGGACTTCCTGCATGTTTCTTTCCATAATCAGCACCTTCTTTGGCTCCACGCAATGCGTATCTGCCAAAACGAGCACCATTATCGATGTTCATCCAAGTATCTAACCGTTCAGTATTTTCGTCAACTTTACTGTTGGAGATAATGTTACTTGAGAGTTTAGCACATTCTCTAAAAGCTGATCTCCATGTACGATATGGATCTTTGTTAAATGCAGTTATATTACTAACCTGATCAATTGGTTGAAAAAACGCTACGCTGGTACTAAAATCGGGCATTTTGTTACCTAGTTTCATCAACTGTTGTCTTGGAAATAATTTTACTGCACCAAAGCCGTATTCCAATCCGTTGATAGGATTACGGGCACGCCAGCAATATGTTGTGTTCTTTCGTTTGCTTTTAGGAGGCACAAAATCAAAACGAAAGTGATCCATTATTACTGCATCTGCGTCTACTATCCATACCATTTCACTTTGGCTGGTTGCTCCAGCTTCTTTGTATGCATTTCCAATTCCTCGTATGTTTCTAATATGCCGAGCTTCCGGATATTTTTCTGCTAGTCTTTGGAAATTTCTGTCTGCTTCAGGTTCATGATAACTTATGAAGCAAATATCAAATTCTGAGTCAACATATCCAGCAATAATTCTACTGCGAATAACACTTTTTGGATTACCGCTAGTAGGTACTAAACGTACCACGTCCCAACCTAGTGGGCGTTTGCTTCTATAACTGACTACAGGAAATTCATAAACATAATTTGTGTCTGTACCTTCTGGTCTCCAATGCCAAGGAAAATCATCAGCAATAGGATAATTTTCATTGATTACCCAAATGTGACTGACTTCGTTTGCATATCCTTCTGCCATAACATTGACAGTTTCCATGTCATTGATGTCTTCAACATACAGTTTTGGAAAAGGAGAAATACATCTTGCAAGTACTCGTTGCCAAGGTGATACCGGTGTTTCTCCGCGAATTTCTTTTAAATGTTTTATATCAAACTGTTTGTTCCAGTTTGGTCTCCACATTAATTGTTCAGTTTCCATCTTCAATGTCCTTTAAAGTATAAACTTTACTTCCTACATGTGCAATACTTTGAGCAAGTTCAAAATCTGCATATGCTTGAAATCCGGCCTTAGATGCTTTTTCAAAAAAGTAAATGTCTTCGCCCATCATTGTCTCAGACTTACTATCGTATTTAACACCGAACCATGGAGGATCTGAATAATCATGTACGACTGCATCTACCACATCTAATTTACGCATTACATTAGGATCTTGCTTGTTCATTGTTTCGAACACTTCTCTGTGAATTAACACACAACCAAACCCTAAGGCCGCAACTTTTTCAATACCGCCATCTACAGATCTATTCAATCTTGCATCATAGTCCATGGCACTTTTAAATGCAGTACTTCTAATTGGTTTTACTCTTGTGGTATAAGGAGCTCCAACAATTTTTGCTTTCCTGTTCAATAACCTATCAATGGTATCACTAGGAAAATGCATGTCGCTGTCTAGCCACATCAAAAAATCAGCTGATGTTTCTAGTGCCTCTCTTGCAAGAGCATCTCTCTGCATTGTTACGTTACTGCCATACTGCATGTGAATAGAAACTGACTTTCTATCCTGTCCGCATTTATGCATAAGATTGGCTAAACTTCTAGTAAACATTGTACTGCATTGATCCATTACAGGAATACATATTGCAATCCTATAACCATCATTGTTTACATATGTAGAAGGTACACTTACCATGTATCACCTACATCATATCTTGTGGAACCATGTCCTGTGAAAGTTGGCGTTCTGCTTGTACAACACCATCATTTAACAGTTTGGCAAGATTTGCAGTTGTTTTCACACAGTTTGCAAAGGCTGTATCATTAAGAGCCGCAATACGATTCATATGATCAGGTTGAATTTTGCCAATGGTCAAAATATCAATTGCCGCCATTCGGGCAAGTCTGTCTACCCAATATTGCTCTTCATATGTTTCAATGTTTTCAAGCAATGCTGGAACATCATGTTTTTGACTCATATCTGCTAGAATATCTTCTAAAATTTTAAGCTCAGCTTCTAAACCGGCTTTTGCATGTTCTCCGCTTTCAATAACTACTCCTGCACGTACTCTACGTATTTCATTGATAAGCAGTTGTGCCTGTCTTGCAGGATGCGGATGTTCGCCTAACACGAACGTTTCTATTTCATATCTTGTACGATGAATAATCGCAGTATCTACGATATTTTTCTCTGCCATGTTTTACCTCCTAAGGTTTTACATTTCTTAGTATATATCTGTACACACCAAGGGTGAGATGTTTATTATGGACTTGCACCAGTGGAATTACCATTTTGCCAACCGCCAAATGTAGCACTGAGTTTTGTATTTGTTGTAACACTAGGTGTAATAAATGCACCAAATGTTGCACTCAATAACAAATTAGAATTCGAACCAGGAATGCCTGATTGTCCGTTAAAAAAAGTACGAACTGTACTCATTGATATCTGGGCGCCTGTTGCCGGTAGTGCCATAGTTTATTTCTCGCTACTATTAGTTATAATAGAATTTACCTGTTCTGTCAAGGCTTTTATTTGTTCTTGTTGTTCTTTCATACCTTCTATGAGTAGTGCAACCATTTTCTGATAGTCAACTGCTTTGGTTCCGTCATCTCTTTCACGTACCACTTCTGGTAGTATTTCTTCAACTTCTTGAGCAATAACACCAATGTCATGTTTACGTACAAAATAACCATCTTCTCCACCTCTTGACTGAATATGTTCGTCGGTCCAATCAAACATTACACCACGCATTGCAGTAATTTTTCCAATTGGATCTGCAATAACTTCTATGTTTTCTTTTAAATTTCTATCAGATGAATAAAACGCAGTAACATCATTGGATGCACGTATTTCACCAGTAACATCCAATGGACAAGTTGGAGCAGTATTACCAATACCAACTGCGCCATCTTCTTGCCATACCATACATTGTGTACCGCCAGATATACCAAATGATACATAGTCTACTGCACCTGCTCCAGAGGCGCCTTTAAATGCCCATGCTTCGTTTCCTGTTATTGTTGCTTTTAAAAATTCAGTGTTATCAGCAACCTCAATATGTAACTTGGCAGTAGGAGTTACACCAATACCAACATTACCAGCACTATCGATTCTCATTTTTTCAGTTAAATTTCCACCATTTGCTCTTGTGGTGAATCGTAATGCAGTATCGTAATTTCCATCTGTAGCGTTTTCTTTTATGCCTTGTATAGTTGCAGTACTAACAGTAGAAGAACCACCAGAATTATAAAGAGATCTAAAAGCAATACCACCACCAGGGTTTGTACCATTATAAGCTGTATCTGTATCATAAAGTGATAGAAGTGCTTTTTCATTTGCAGATGATATAGGAGTTCCTGCTACATTTAAAGGGTAGTCTGGAGCCTGTATACCAATACCTAATCTACCATTGCTATCTACTCTCATTGCTTCAGCGGAGGCAGTTGCAAATCTTATATCTGTACCACGCATACCAATTGAAGTTAATGCACTACCGGCGTCATTGGTACCTTGAAAACCTGGAACACTACCAATTTCACCTATACCACCTGTGAATGCTATATTTTTATCAGTGCCCATTTTAATTGATACACCGGTAGTTGTAGTTTCAAATGCTTGAGTATTACTATTATGATATAAAGTTACTCCACCACCATCAACAAATTTTGCAATGTTTGTATTTCCAGCGGCATTTTGGATATACATGTCATCAACTTTCATGATTAAACTACCAGCACCAGATTCTTCCATATAAGTGGTATCATTTGAACTATCGTGTCTAATTGTGAAATCAGCACCAGTACCAAATGTTGCTTTGGCATTATCGCCCCATTCCATTGCATCATCTGATTTGTCCCAAACCACATTGTAGTTGTCACCTGTGAATGTAACATCACCTGTGAATGAACCTCCAGTATCACTAACAAAGTTGTTAAGTTGACTGGTAAGTGCCACAGTACCCGATGAGTCTGGTAGAGTGATTGTGTTGTTTGCTGTTGGATCTGTTGCTGTTAACAGCGTGTCGTTTGTGTTGTCTGTTGCACCTTCAAAGTAAACACCAGTTGATCCTGATACTTGAAATGAAGTTGCTATTGCTTGTCCTGACACAGTAAGATTATTACTGCTTGGATTGTATGACAATCCAGCATCTGTGTACACTTGGTTAACTGCCATCGATGAATCATCACTGTCAACAATGTTTACATAATGAGCGGCATCTACGGCACCTCTTTGTATTGTGTGTATGGTTTGTGCTTCTGCGGCCGTTGATGCTGAACCTACTAGGTTACCAGTGAATGTTGTTGCTTCCATTGTATCAGCAACCAGCGTACCCAAACTAAAACTTGAATCTGCTGTGTTAACGTTGCCTGTCAATACAGGATCATATTCATCAAATATTCTAAACTTTTGATCTGTAACATCAAAGAATAAACCAACCTGTGTAAATCCTACACCAGACGCACCTGTGTTTCTAAATCCAACCACACCAAGGTCAATGTTTGTTGGAGCGGCGACACCGTTCCATGTATCATTGCTTGTGTGTCCTGATGTTGCATTAAATTTAACTTTGATACCATTGTCTAGTGTTTGTTCTGCTCCAGTAATGTTTACACCAGTTGCTTCTGTGGATGAAAAGTTATCTTTACTCCAACTAAATGTATCTGGAGAACCAGTACCATCAATTTTTACATAATATGTTGTACTTGCTGTACCTTCAAACAATCCATGGAATGTTGCGTCATTGAGTCCACTACCTGAAAAGTTAACTGTACCAATACTGTCACCAGCACCCAAGAACACATAAGGATCTTCCACGTTCAACGAGTTAACATCTGTACTAGCACTGGTACCCAAAATAGTTAAGTTACCACCAATAACAACATCACCATCAAAACGTGCATTACCTGTGGTTCTAAAACTTGCCGCCATGTTGTTGATCATATCAACATAAACAACACCTGTACTTGCATGTTGTTTTGTAGTTTTACAAACTTCAACACTAAAGTTAGGATAGGTTGGTGAAGTTGCTGTTAGACTTCCTGCTGTATCAACATACAGCGGAGCACCAACGGCAAACGCACTTGTATCTAAGTTAAAATACAAACCTTGTATCATAACATAACCATAACCTGTGTTGGCAATACTGCCAAATGTTAAACCTATTGTGTGTTGTACATCAGTTGAACTTTTATCTGAAAGTGAAATCTTCATACCACCAGCTGTGAGTCCACCGCTGTATCGCACAGCCTTACCGGCACCAATTGTTGCACCTGTATCGTTATAAACATATTGGAATGTGTTCTGTCCAATTCTAATAATCTGTGATTGATCGCCTGTGTAGTATGCTAGAGCATCAAAGTTATTTTCGTAAAATATTCTACCTTCGGCGGCACTACCAGGAGTACCTGCACCAGTGTCAATGTCCATATAATCAACACCATCAATGTAACCTTGTGCTTTGATATTATCTGTATGTGTGTTTAGCCAACGCAATGAAGCTGAGCCAAGTTCCCTTGTGCCGTCTTGGTCAGGTAAAATACTACTGTCAACCTTGGCTGTTATAGTGAGTGTATCTGTGTTTGCATCACCAATGTCTATGTTACCATTGAGTGTACTTGCACCTGTTACAGTTAGTCCGCCACCTACGTTTAGGTTTTCAGCAACACCAACACCGCCATCTACAATAAGAGCACCTGATGTTGTGTTTGTGCTTGAGGTTGTAGCATTTAGGTTTACTGCACTTGTAACATCAAGTGTACCTGCAATAACTGTGTTACCAGTTGCGGCCGCTATGGTTACTTTGTTTAAACTATCACCGTATGTGATATCACCAGTGGCACCTATTGTCATTCTTACTGTGCCAGCAGTTTTAAAATCTAATTCATCATTGTCTGCACCTGCACTATCTTCTGCTAAAATAGTTGTGTCACCATCTCCGTCTTTAACTCCGCCTAATGAGCCCCATGCTGATCCATCATAACCTTCAAATGAACTATCATCTGTGTTATAACGTAATTGTCCTTGAACGGCAGTTGGTCTTTGTGCAGTACTACCAACTGGAATTTGCACAGAACCAGTTGTTGCAATCTTCATGTTAGTGCCATCAAATGTAAAGTTTGCATCATCTTCAAGTACACCTGATGCACCTGCAATCGTAATTCTATTATCTGTAAGAGCAGAGTTTGTTAAACCAGTTACATCTACAGCACCAAATTTTGCTCCACCAACAGAACCTGACATAACTTCACTGGTGTTAGATGCTTGAGGGATAAACATAAATTTGTTGTCTGAGTCGTCCATACCAAAGAAACCAACTTTGGGATTTGAACCATCATGCCAACGAAATTCAACACCTCTGTCTTTGTTATCATCTGAGCCAGGAGGAGTATCGCCACCTAGTGTCATAATAGGATCATCCACAGTCATTGTGGTACTGTTAACAGTTGTGGTTGTTCCATTAACTGTTAGATTACCTGTGATTGTAACATTGGTAGGCAAACCAACTGTGACTGTGCCAGATGATTCTGCTACTGCTACTTCATTGGCAGTACCTTGTACTGTGAGTGTACCACCACCTGCTATGGCAGATGAATTAGAACCATCACTGATTGTAAATGCTGTTGGTAAGTTTGTAATGGTTTGTCCACCAAAGTCAACTGATTTGTTGAACGCAATTTTTTCTGCACCATTACTTGTGTCAAATGTAAGAAAGGCTGTACTGCCTTCTTTAATTACTAGTGCGGTAGCTGATGCATCTTTGAGTACAATTTCGCTATCGTTACCAGCTGAGTTTTCTACTGTAAGGCCGTTCTTGACCTTAAAATTATGTTGAAAAGTTGCCATATCGCTTCCCTCTCCACGGTTAAGGCTACACTATTGTATATTGTTATTATTTACCTATTTTAGATTAAGTGTTTCTCAGCAATGAATCTGTAATTCATATTATTAGTGTTGGCAGGAGTAAGTCTTAATCTTACATTACCACCATTAATATCTGCTGAAATTGTAAACTGATTTGCACCACTCAACAATGAACCATAAGTTGTCATGTATACATTTGATCCGTCATGCAATACCAGTATCTGTGTGATTTGATATATTGAACTTGTGGTGTTTTCACATGATATAAAATATTTTGCACTTCTATATGTTGCTATGGGCCATTGATCTACATTAAATTCTGCTGTGGATGAACTGGTTGCTGTACTGGCATGACTGTGATATGCATTGTGCATTGTGATGTTGTTAGTAAAGACTGTGCCAACTTGATTGGCTTGGCTACCAATATTTTGTGCATAAAGTGTGCCAATTTGATTAGATCCTGTACCAATATCACTTTGACCATTGGTTGCTATTGTGATATCTTTGTCATTTAAATCTAATGCACCTCCAAGTTGTGGTGTTGTATCTTCAACAACATTTAACATTACAGTACCAGATGCATCTGGTAAAGTTATAGTATTGTCTTGACCAGGATCTGTGGCTGTAAGTTTTGTTTCATTTCCGTCGTCTGTGGAACCTTCAAATATAAGGTCTGCATCTTTACCAATGCGTACACCTTCTCTGTCAAACTCAGCAACGATTGTGTTTACACTATCTTTCAGTACACTTATTCTAATTGCACCATCTTCATTGGTTGCTGTTATATCTCTTAGGTATCCATATATTTGTGCATAGGTTTTTGTAGCAGGAGTGCCTGCACTATTGTAAGCATCAAATTTAATAACACCAATTCCGTCTCCTCCGCTTGGTGTTGCACTCTGTCTATCAAGTGTAATGCTAGGGCCAACTGCATTAGTGTCATCATCACTGTTAATGTTGATATTACCTTTACCAGTAATATCTTTGCCGTTCATGTCTAGGTTACCACCTAGCTGTGGAGATAGGTCATCTACAACGTCAGCGGCTGAATCCACAAATTCAATTTCTGTACCACCTGCGTTTACTCGTAAAAACTTACCAGGATCAAATGATGCAGGTGTATCTGTTAGTTCTAAGAAATTAGTGGCAGAAAGTCTATTCCATGCACCGCCTATGTAACCTTCAAATTCTAAATCATTGGTATTGTAACGTATCATACCAACAGTTGGTGTTCCTGGTCTTTGTGCAGTACTTCCGCCTGGTATTTGTAAAGCACCATTTGTATCAAACTTTACATTGGTACCATCAAACAATATTGCGTTGTCAGTTGTAAGCCTACCACTGGCTCCAGCAATAATAAATTTTTGATTGTTTAGATCACCTACTGTCATTTCAGTGAATGTTGCTGTACCCTGTGATGTTAAATTACCAGTGAGTGATGTAATACCTTTGACAGTTAAATTATCTTCTGCTTCTAATTCACCTAGGTGTACTTTGATATAATCTACAATGTTTACATTACCAGAAGTTTGTCCATCTTCTGTAGGACATGAAATAAAAGCAACTTCATCTTCGCTTTCGTCATATATGGCACCCACGTTATTTGTGTTTGTAGATACGCCATCGCCTCGAGTAACAATAAACCCTTGGTCAACTGATTGTGTTGTAGTGCCTTCGCCTAATTTAATGAGTGCTTGGTTAATAGATGTACTGACAAGTTGTGTTTGAGTACCACTTACTTGAAAGTTACCACTCATGGTAACTGTACCACCAACGTTCATGTCTCCACCAACGTTTAATGCACCGCCAATACCAGCACCACCTGATACAACCAATGCACCTGTAGAAGTACTAGAACTTGTGGTACCATCATTGATATCAACTCTTGCATCAAAATCTGCAATACCACCTACCAGCAAAGTAGAATCTAGTGTTGCATCACCTGTTGCTTTAAAAGATCCGCCAACATCTAACAGTTTTGTAGGAGCGGCCTGATTTATACCTATGTTACCATCTGAATGGATAACCATACGTTGTGATCCAGCAGTAAAAAAATCAATTTGATCGTTATCTGTGCCATCACTATCTTCAACAGTGACATACGTATCTTTGTCAATATCCTGCATAATGGTAGTAAATGTTTTCCATGCACTACCAGTATAGCCTTCAAATCTAGTTGTAGTTGTATTGAATCTTATATCACCTGTGTTAGGTGATCCTGATCTATCCGAAGTTGCACCTGACGGTAAAGTCAGCGAACCGGTGATATCTAGTTTCAATTCATTGGTTTGAGTTTTTAACAGATTTTGCTGGTGATCTATTTTAATTGCCATACCTACACTCTCTTATTGTGCAAGTATTTATACGTTTACTGTCTGGCGTATAACTTTCAAAGATGCACTGGTGGCTGAACCCATTGTGACCTTAAGTTCTACGTTTGCTCCATTTACTGCCGCAGTAAACGTGCCTAGAGTAGATCCACTTACTAGTGTGCCGTATTGTGTAATATAAGCATTTGTACCATCATGACCTACCATAACTTTACTGCTTTGAAAAGCAGAGCCCTGTGTGATTGCAATAAAATATTCACTGGCTCTAAAACTTGCTATAGCAAATGTATCTAACACAGTTAATGCTGTAGAGGCTATGGTTGCTCCAGCACTTGTGATATGACTGTCATTTGCACCACTTCCGCTGATCTTGTATGTTGGTGTCATTACAGAAGTTGTTACTGTAACATCAGCTGGTAGACCAACTGTTACTGTATCTGTTGCACCTACAACAACTTCAACTTCGTTGGTAGTTCCATTAAATGTAAGAGTATCAGCACCTAAATTTACAGCCTGTGTATTTGAAGCACCATCAACTATATTAAGAATTGCACCACCGGCCGCAGTATCAACATAAGATTTTGTAGCGGCATCTTGAGCATTAGTAGGATCGCCTAAGTTTTCTATTTTGCCTGTGCCTAGGTCTGCACTTTTTAACCATGCTTTGCTCCAAGTTGCACCAGTTGTTCCTAATGAATATGTGTTATCACCATTTGGTCTAATGTTAGAACCTATGTCCGCGGCAAGATTAAGTGTGTCTGTGTCAGCATCACCTAAACTAAGTGTACCGCCATCTGCTGTGATATTACCTTTAACGTATAATGCTTTCTCTACTAGAACTCCGCCTTTGAGTTGTAAAGCACCTGTAGACGCAGTTGAATCTGTTGTGTCTTCAACTACTGTAATTGTTGCTCCACTACCTGAAGCTGTTTTTCTGAAACTTGGCATTGCATTCTCCTACTAGACTATTTAGTCAAAAAGGAAGACGCCAAAGGCGCCTTCGCAAACTAAAAAAAGGAGTTATTAGTGAGTAGGGAGGACTTGGGTTTCACCTCCAACCAGGTCGACCGAGATACCATTCTCCAAATCCCCTGGAACTTAC